CCGCCACGCCAGAACCGCACGGCTCGCCCAGGGCGGATACACATTTGCGGCAAAAATCGCGACGCGGAAAATGCCCTTGCCCGAGGTTCATCTAGCAATCGGCAATCGCTTCACGCAGTTCAAAGGCGCAGCAGCCGCCTATGCGGCGTTTGCTGACGCGACCGCAGAGCAGTTGTACACTGAGTTCCGCAACAATCTCAGCAGGTTCTCAAGCCGAAAGAAACTGCCTACGACAAAGAAGCAGTTCATCTCGCAGTATGTGAGCGAGTTGAGGGATTTCAACACCGCGGGAGTTGTCGCCGCGCATCATGGAACGCCACTGTCGAAGATGCGCCAAGATTACTATCCAGTTCATAATGATCCCGACGTAAAAGTGAACAAATCCCAGCTAGTCGCAGGATTGCAGGCGGTGGATAGCGTCGTCTCTGCATTAGACCCTTAGGATCCCGATAGCCCGCGTCGCGGGTTCACTTGGAGCGACGCACACACGCGAGGCAACCGCGCTAGAAAAAAGACCCGGCGAGGGGAACCCCGCCGTCGGGCTTTACGACGACGCCCTCCTTTCACGGAACGAACCCGCAGCCGGCCGGACGCGTACAAAGTCAGGCGTAAGTCGCCGTCACGCTGCCGACGAGAATGGCCGCGCCCATTGCCGCCACGAGCGCAGCGCCGGCGAGCCAGCCTGCGGCCGAGCTCGACCGCTGCCGGCGCAGCTCGCCGATCGCCGCGAACAACGACAGCAGCGCGATGACGATCGCGAACGCGACCAGGAGCTTGATGGAGGCCACGCCGAACGCGGCCTGGTCGAGGCCGTGACGCAGGATCTGCGGTTCGATTTTCATTTCCACCCCACCGTGACGAAATGCGAGGCGACCCACAGCACGGCCGCGCCGCCACCGCCGGTCGCTACCCAATAGATCCAGCGCCCCGCCTTGGCAGCACCGGCCATCTGCTGCCGGGCCTCGGCGACGCCGTTGACGATCGGCTTCATGATCGCGATGTCGGTAATCGCCTTCTCGATCAGCCCCTCGAGACGGCGCAGATCGCCGACGAAAGCATCGATCTTCTGATGCAGATCGCGTCGACCCAGCGAGGCTTTCTCGTCCTGGTCGCGCCATTGCCGCGTCAACGTATCAACCGAGGCCACCAGACCGCCGATCGTCTGCGCCATCTTCAAAAGCGCCGCTTGTGTTGATTCAGCCTCGGTCACTTCGCCCCCTCGCTGTAGCTCTGCCGCACGCCGTCGTACCAGGCGCGCGCCTGCTCGAGCCGGTCATTCGCCTCTTTCAACGCATCGCGCGTGCGCGCCAGGCGCTCGCGCGCGTCGCTATTGAGGCTTGCGGAGGGATCGCGCACGGGCGCGAAGATCTGCGCCGATACCGCCGGCAGATCCCGGTGGAGCGGTGCAGGCAGCGGATTTGATGCGCATCCCGCGCAGATCATCGCAAGTGAGGCCGCACACATTCGGCTTGCCGGCCGCCACCAGCGCCGCATTCCGTTTTTCCAGCTCGTCGACATAGGCATCGGTCCCCGCCTTTTCCTGCTCCGCCCGTTGCTCGATGGCCTTCACCCGCAGTGCGGCGTCGCCCGCCGCCCGGTTGGCCTCGAGGAGATCCTTGCGCGCGGCCGCGAGCTGCGCGTCGAGCGCCTTCTCGCGCCAGGCGCCGTCCGCGACCGCATAGCCCGCGTTGAAGAGATGCACGCCGGCGGCCGTGGCGCCGGCGACGACGATCAGCGCGAGAGCGCCGGCGAGCGCCGCGCCGGCCCAAAACGGCGACAGCTTGACGCCGGCAAGTCCGGCGAGCCGCACGATCGTGGCGATGATGGCGCTGCTCATGTGTTCTTGCCCGCGCGGTAGTCGGCGACGCGCTTGATCTCGACCTTGTGCGCGACGAACCAGATCAGCACGCCGAGGCCGGCGACGAGCGCGAGCACCACGACGGCCGCGAGCAGCCAGGCGATCGCCGCCGGCGGGATGCCGAGGCCGCCAACCGCACCCTTGGCGCCGGAGAACGCCGTGGCCTTGTCGGTGATCCACGCCAGCAGGCCGGTGACGCCGAGCGTCGAGGAGCTGCCGAACAGCTTGCCGGCCCAGCCCTTGACCTGGTCGGTGATGGCGATCGTCTCCGAGCCCTGCTCGCGCAGATCGCTCGCGGTCGCGTTGCTGCGGATCTCGGAGACCTGCCGCGGCTCGGCCCGCGCCATCGCGGCGAGCAGATCGTCATCAATGCCGGGGACGAGCGGCAGATCATGCTCATGGCGAAACGCGAGGATGGCCGCCTCGGTCCGTCCCTTCGGCACCAGCTGGCCGTCGACGGCGCCGGTGTCGTAATAGCCAAGCTCGCGCAGCCGCGTCTGGACCTGCACGACCAGGTCCGGGTCCGGCGCCGGCGGCGTCACCTCGAATCTTGCGTGCTGCTCCGGATGATGTTCGGCGAGCCCGCGCTCGAACAGCACGGCCTCATGCTCGCGCCGCTTGTAGACGCCATTGGTCGGCGGCCACAGCCGTTTCATCGAGCGGATCAGGCCGGGAATGCGGGCGAGATCGCCGCTCGCCACGCAGGCGCGGATCTCGCGCATCTCGGCATAGCGCGCCCCGGCCTTGACGAAACCCGCGGCGTCACGGTTCTGCGCGATCGAGAACAGCGCGCCCCGGCAGTCCGGACCGAGCCGGTCCGCGCCGGGGCAGTAATGGTCCAGGATGCCGAGGTAGCGCGGCAGGTCGTGATTGCTGAAGACATCGAGCGCGACGTCCCAGGGGATATCGACCTGCCCCTGCGTCTGGCGCGAATAGGCCCTCGCCGCCTCGCCGCGCACCCCGGACGCCGCCAGCATGATCCGGAGCATGCCGGCGTCGACCTTGTCGGCCCAGTCGGCCCGGATCTGCGCCTTGGTCTGCGTGCCGAAATCGTAGCCGATGCCGCCGGTCGGCCCGGACTGCTGGCCGGGATATTCCAGCACGTGGCGGTACTTCTTTTCGTACCAGTCCCGGCTCGTCACCTCCTCGGCGACGACGAGATCGAACGCGGCACGCGAAATGCCATGCAAGTCAAGCATGTGGGAAGCCTCCAGCGGGTGTCGGGAAAAACGGAAGCGGCGCAGCGCGTTAACCTTGGTTAACGGGCGGCCTTGCTACTTATGGTGGAGAGCGCCCCGGGCGCACTTGCTCGGATGGGTTGTGGTGGGATAGTGTCGCCCCGCAATGCGCTGGGGACGAACAATTCTACTGAGCGGTGTCGCCATAGCGGTCGCCCTGGGCGCGACCGGGCTCGTCATGTCGCGTGATCAGCTTCGGAAAGCCAAAAGCGATATCGTCGCCCTAACCAACCGCTTGGACCGGCTCAAACCGGCAAGCGGACATGAGCATTCCGATGTGCGACAGTTTATGATCCGTCAAGAACTTCGGCGGGTTGGCCCCGTGGTCGTGCTCGGAGACAGCATCACGGAAGCCGCGCCGCTGCCGAAAGCCATCTGCGGTCATACCGTGGTTAACGCCGGCATTGGCGGAGCAGATGCGAATTTCGCAGCCAAGACCATTAGCGCCCTGCTCAATGGCACCTCCCCAGCGCTGATCGTGCTCGCCCTGGGAACCAACGACGCTCACCCGGTCCCGGAGGGCGATGACGGCTTCGCGAACAGCTACGACGCATTGCTCAAGGAGGCCTCGGCCCTCTCGCCGCGCCTCGCTGTTGTGACGGTCCCTTCGATCGCAGCTGATGGTCCGCTCACGCACGCGGCAGGCTTCGATCCAAGTATCGTCTCCGAATTGAACGCTGACGTCGGTCGTCTCGCCAATAAATATGGCGCCACCCTTATCCACGTTCGCGACGCGATTGATCAAGCGGACCTTCCCTCCGCAACGATCGACGGAGTTCATCTTTCCAGCCAGGCATATGACATCTGGGTGGCAAGTGTTGTACGCGGGATGCGGAAAGCCTTGGGGTGCGAGCCCATGACCGACGCAGGCCGATCATCCCTGAACTAAGGGATCGCCGGGATTGCCGCGTTCCAGCCGGTCTTCATCTGAGCATTGCCGGCGTCGTTGGGATGGATCCCATCAGGACCAAGCTGCGTGGCCGTGTTGGTGATCAGCGTCGCTTTGTCGACGCCGATAAGCTGAGAGTAACCCAGCTCGGTGATACACTGGCCCGCAACAGCCTCGTAGCTGCTGTAAGGGATGGTGCGCGTCGCCGTCGTCGAGATGGGCGCTGAAACGCACACCGGGACGGTTGGTTTAACCGCGTGGATATTCATCAGAAGCGCCTTCAAGTTTGCTTTGTAGGTCGCGGGATCGATTTGACTGAGGAACTCGTTCGTTCCCAGCATCACCGTGATCAGGTCGGGATTCAGGTTCGCAACGATCGTCCCATCGCCAGGGACGGCCACACGGCCGCCATAACCCATGTTGATGCAACGGTAGCCCTCGCTTGCGCGAGCAGGAACGGCCAGCCCCGTCTCACGTCAGTTGCCAAAAATGGCTGCGTGATACTGTCCCCCAAACAGACCATGAGCGGCCCGGTGCGAGCCGCGGCGGCCGTGACAGCGTAGGCAGGATCTATCTGGATCTCACCAAATTCGACGCCGTCGGCGTAAGGCAGGATTATTTCGTAGAGACGGTCAGCGCTGGTCCCCATGTTGAGCACAAGCGCGCCCTCGGTCACGGCGTTGATGGCAGCCGGCGTCTGGAAATCCCGATTGAATACGCCGTCGACAAAGACGTGACCGATCAGATTGCGCGCATCGGTCCGAGTGATCAGGCCGTTCCAGCGCAGCTTCGCCGTCACGCTTGGCGCAGTCGAGCGAAAGCGCTGCCGCGCGCCAGGCATGGCATACTGATAATCGGACCCCGCGTCGTCGATCGGCCGCCTGAATCTTGCCCAACCGTTCACGAATGTCGGCGCGACGCAATCGGTATAGGCGATCGCAGCATTGTTCGCTGCGTAGCTGCCAGGTGTCGAGCCCGGCGGCGGATATTCTGAGCCGCCGGCTGACGCGATCGCGCGTTGCGCCCCTAAGAAAAACACAGCGCCCCCCCACTGATAGAATTCACCATGACGGGCACATTTCCGCGTAGTCGAGGTACGCAGGAACGAGAGAGGCCGCGAACTTGGGTGAGCTTCCGTCGCCTCGGCCCAGCATCAACACGTTCTGACCGGCGTTGACGGAGAACAGCGCAGATCCGTAGATGGTCCCTGCGTTGACGCTCCCCGTCCACGAGTAGACGCCGCCGAGCGCCCCTCCGCTCACAACCAGCTGCATCTGGTTCGTCGAGGTGCCGCCGGTCTGCGTCTGGTAGGCGTAACCGTTGAACTGATACGACGACGTGCGCGGAGCCTTGAACGTCTTATTCGTGGCGTCGTACGCCAGGTTGAGACCTGTCCGGTCGCCCGAGGGAGTCGTCAGTTGGCAGGCCGTGAAGGTCGCCGAGATCGCCCCGTCAGTTGTGGTCGACAGGCTACCAACGAACGGAATTTGCTTTGATTGAAGCACCTCCCAATCCGAACCGTTAGAGCGCAGCAGCACACTCTCATTGGCCCACATGACGATACTTGAGCCCGAGCGGCCGATCGCTCCGGCCGGCGTCGTCAGTGTGAACAGCTTGCTCGCGCTCGCCACCGCACCGACGATGAAGCCGATCAACTTGCCTGCATTTCCGACCGGCGTTGGCAGTGTCGTGGCAAAGGCGGCCGTCCCGGTGATAAAATGCAGCTTACCGAAGGCAGACGCGGTCAGAGTCGAGGCGGCGGTCAGGTTCACCACAGTCGACAGGTCAAAGCCGCCGAGGTTCCGAAACGCAGCGGCGATGTCGGCGACGTCCGCGAGGTTGTTGGCCGCAAGCAGAGCGCCCACAGCAGTCCCCACCTGACCCGCAATATTGAAATTCCAATCGGCGAACGTTCCGCTGCCGTTGATATTGTCGACGGCGATGGTAAGCGCCGTGCCGCTGTAGGTCGCGACGCCTTCCATCCATTTCGTCGTGTCGCTGTTCGACGTCGCCCGAACCCGCGCCCCGTTCTGATAGGCAAGGCCGGCCTGCGTCGCGAATGCCTGCGATCCGGTCCCGATCGTCCGCGACGTCGCGGAGGTGCCGCCGTAACCGGCGCCGGTTGCGCCCGTGCTGCCGGGATCACCCTTCGCGGCCAGCAATTCCCAATAGGTCGCGTTCGGCGCCCCATGGCCGGCGCTCGGCGTTTCGTTGATATAGATGTAGGACGATCCCGAAGTCGTCTGCACATCGCCGTAATAATAGGTCGCGGCATTGTCATAGGCGCCGCGCGGCCTGAACGCCTTGTAGATTCCGAGGAAAACCCAGACCCCGCCGGTCATCACCCACACTTTGCCGGTCGTCGGCTGTATTGCGGTCTGGCTCTCTTCTCCGAGCGACGGATCCGGCTCTGTCTCGTCATCGCCGACGACGATCGGGATCTCGCGCGCATCGAGTGCTGCGACCAGTTTGTTGACCGTCGCCATCGCCTCTGCGCCGGCAAATCGCTGCGGCGAGACTTGCCAAATCTTGTATGCGACGCCGACCTGCGCTCCGCCGCCCCACGGCGGAATGACTAGGTGCGTCGTATCCGTTTTATCGGTAATGACCGACTGGAAGTTGCCGATTTGCAAGATATCGCCGGGCCGCGCGTTCGCGTCCGACCAGATCGCGCCGACGCCCGTGACGGTCGTTCCGCCAGAGGCTACGGAAACTGTGCCGGTCGAGTAGCTCGCAAGCGCTGTCATCGCTTCACCATTTTCGAGAACTGGAAATTAATCAGGCGCCCGGCGCGGCTAGTTGCGATCGCAGCCATTGAAAACCGTCGACGCCATCCGGACGGGAAGGAATGACCGAGAGTACATCCGCCGGCGTGGCGCGGCCCTTCGACGAGTCCCTGAGCGCCTTGCGATAGTCAACCCAGGCAGCGCGCGCCGTCTCGGAGATCGGAAAATCTGGCAAGACAAACCTGTCAGTTTCGGTCAGTTCGGAGATCACGGCGCCCCGCACCTGCCACATCCGATCCGGAGGAGGATCCGGCACGTCCTTGTCGACGACTTTCCACGTGCCAGCGTCAAATCTCTGCGTCCTGGCATCGATCGGCTGATCTGGAATGATCGCAACTTTGCAGCCGGGAAAATGACTGTCTTCAAACCCGTCGCCGTGGTCTGCCCCGAAACCGTAGGACATGATTTGGCCGGTCGTGCCGTTGTAATGAATGTTCATCGTTTCGCTGCCATTGCAGAGATCGTGCTGCCGGCCGTCATCGCCGTGTTCACGCCAGCGGTGAACCGGGCAACGACAGGTATCGTTAGCGTGCCCCCGGTGCCGGTGAAATTAACTGGGACGCTAGACAGAATGAACGCGAACGCCCCCGAACCGACGGTTACCGTATAGGTGTCAACAATAGAGCCGTTGACCACTAGATCGAATTGACCTGTTTCAGTAGCAGGACCACCGTTCGCCCACTTGGCATTGAGCACAACCAAGAGCGGGATCGGCTTTCCCGACAAGCCTGTCGTGTCGATTGATACATTGAAGCTGAAATAGTTTTTGAGCCCGCCGCCGAAAAGATTGGCCACCAGGTTCTGCACGACCGGCACCGTCACCGCATTGTCGCCGATGCTGAGCGATTTGACGCCGAGAGCCTTGATCACGCCCGATGCGGAGTCGATCGAGTTTGCCTTCAGATAGATGACGTCGATCTGGCCTGCCCCGATGGCCTTCACGTTGAAGGTGCCATCGAGGTACAGGTTTCCACTCATCCCGATTGCCGGAACCCCGTTGAGAGTTCCGACCGTGAACACTGGCACCGGCGCGCCGCCATTGTAGGCAGGCAACTGGATCTGGAATTTGTCGGAGACGACAGTGAAAGTGGAGACGCCGCTGCCGCCGTTCACCAGGCTCAAGCCCGTGACGTAACCGTCGACGTTGAGCGTCACCGCATATGATGCCGCGGCATAGCCGTCGAGCGTGGCGATAGCGGCGGCGCTATTCTCTACAAACGCCGTCGTCGACCCCCATGTCGCGCTCGCGGTCGTCGAGAACGACGCATAGGCCGCCTCGGTCGTGACCGCGACCTCGCGCACATCATCGATTTGCGCCAGCGCATCTGCCGAACGCGCCGCGAGCTGCGAGCGTAGATCCTGCTTATCCAGCGGCGCGCGCGCGGCGACGTCAGACGCAACAGACGCGATACGGTTCAGGGCTTCATTGACCTCATCGCGCAACGCGTCCTGAAGCGCCGTAACCTGGTACCTGATGCCTTCGATCAGCGACTCCAAAGCGACCGTGTTGTTCGCGATCGTGATCGTCGGGGCGGAGACGTCGGCTGTCGCGTAAGGGCCGCGCAGCTTGCCGGGCGTGATTGCCTGGACGCGCACCCGCAGCGCCGCCAGCGTGACCACCTGGTCGAACCTGTTATCCGCGCCCTCATACACTTGCGCCCAAGTCTCACCGGCGTCATAGGAGATGTCGGCGACGTAGTACTCGGCGCCGGCGGACGTAAACCAGCTCGCCGAAAGCTTCGGCTCCGCGATGCCCTGCGAATAATTGGCGTTGAGCCCGACAATGAGAGGCACTTTGGAGTCGGACGGGAACTGCGGCGACGGCAGCAGCGGCGGCGTGCCGAGGTCGGTCGCGTGCACACGTTCATCGTCGACGACCAGCGACAGTGTGCACAATTCCCCGTTTGGCACGCCGCCGAGCACGACACAGAGACGGGATTCGCTGACGCCGGTGCCGAGCTCGAACGAGGGATAATCGGCTCCAGCCTCGCGCGCGAGCACGGCCGACAATGTGGTGGCCTGCGCCGTTTCTGCAGCCGACAGGCTGGTCGCATTCAGCACGGCGAGCGAGGGATCGGCGCCCTGGGTGCACAGCACCGGACCGAACGACTGCCCGTTCGGCTGGCGCAGGCGGATATAGAAGGGCCCCGTATCCCATGTCGGCGCAGGGTCGAGGGTCAGGGTCCGGACGTTGACATCGACCACCGCGCCGCCATAGCCGTAATTCTGCGGCAACTCGGACTGGACGCGGAGCACCTGGCCGTAGGTGATCGCGCGCCCCTCATATTCGACACCGATCTGGACGGTCTCGCGCCGGTAAATCGACTGAAGGTAATAGAACGCGCACTCGCGAAACGCGTGTGCCCGATTGACGACGCCGTCGATGCGCTTGGTCTCGGCATTCGCCGCGACAAAGCCGTCGCCGTTCGGCGGATACTGCACTTGTCCCGGTAGCCAGGTCTGCTCGTCAACATATTCGACGATGACCGCGTCAGGGTCCTCATCCCCCAGCATCGTGAACCCGACCTGCGTCGAGTCGCGCACGATCTCGCGATCGGTGAGCAGCATGGTCGGCACGTCGCGCCATTCGTCGCGCACGATCGAGATCGTGTCCCCGAGCCAGAAATGCCGCGCGCGCGAGGCAGTCAGGATCTTGTCGAGCGCCTCCGGCACCGCGATCGCGGCCGAGAACCGATAATCGAAGGTATCGCCGCGGGACGCGCAGCCAGCAGCATGATTGACCACGGCGTTGAAATCGACCTTGGCGATCGACAGACCGGAACCGTATTGCGAATTGGTCGCTGCATCCAGGAACGCCCATGCATTGCTGCGGGTGGCCTGCAACTCGAACGTGGAGCCGGTCCAGACCAGCAGCTTGCGCGTTCCGAGCACGCCGAATTTGTAGGAGCCCTGCGTCGACTGGGACGCCTTGAGCCGGATCGCCACGGTCGAGACGTCGGGGAAGGAATTGTTGCCCTTGAGGAAGGACCGAAGCCCGGCCCAAATCACGGTATCGACGCCGTACTTCGACTGCGAGTTAATGCCCATGCGGCTGAGCCGCACCAGGTATCGCCCAGGAGCAACATCTACCTTCGTGGTGTCACGGACAGGAGAGTTTGAGTTGAACTGCTTGGTGGTCTCGAACAGAGTCGAGAACGGCCCGGTCTGGACGCCGGCATCGTCGCAAGGCGCATACTCGGCCTTGAGTGTGCATCTCGAGTAGCCGTAGTTGCTGTTGTCCTGATTGACCGTGAAGCATCCCGCCGGAAACACGATGTCGATCGCGATCGCCTGCGTCTGCGTGCCGGCGGGGTTGGAAACGAACGGGCCGAGCGGCGAACCATAGGTCAGCGGGCCGAAACCGGCATCGTACTGGCCGCCCTCATCGCCACCGCCGTCGGGCAACTGCTGGCCGGAGACTTCGATCGACTGGTCGACGTTGGTCGGGAATAGCGTGACGGTCGCGCCTGGTTCGTAGAACGCAACCTGCGCGCCGGGGAACGAGGCCGAGATACCGCCACCCGGCGTCCAGAACACGGTGTCGTCGAGGTAGAGTGCCTCATAGGCCATGCTGCCCATGGTCGGCGCCAGCAGCACATTGAGGAATTGATCGTTGCCGACGAACTCTCCCCAGGGGGTCGCCGCGAAATCCGGATAGGCCTTGAGCCGCCCGTACCAGACCGGCAGCGGCTGGCCGAGTTTTGCGGCGTTGCCCTGCGCCTGGACCGAATAGATCTGATCCTGCGTCGCGTCCGGCGTATTGGTCGCGCCGGCCTTGGGCATTACCAAAGCATTGATGAGGAGCGATCCAGCGACGCCGACGACAGCTCCAAGGGCCGCCGCGCCGAATGTGCCGGCCGCGAATGCTGAACCCAGCAGCCCGGCCGCGGCACCTCCAGTCACCACGGTTGCAAATGCAGCGACCGCGATGAGTGCGACCATGCCAATGACTTGCTTGGCACCACCACCGCCCCCACCGAGCGGATAGGAGACGAACCGAACATTGTCGTTAGCCGCGATGCGCCGGCGCGACCAACTCTTGCGCAGCACCGCCTCGCCGTTGATCTCGAGGACGGTCGGCAATCCCTTCCGGAATTGCCAGCCGTAGACCCGATCCCGCTTCGCCCAACCCGTGCGCCGCAAGAAGGCCGTCACGGTCTCGCGCGGCTGCGGCTCGGCCTGCGCGACCTCGAGGCCGGGCATGACGAGGTGCAGCACGGGACGACGCGCGCGGTCGGCGCGGCGATCACGACGCGCGTTGGAGCGCGCCGGCGCGGGGAGCGCCGGAGATTTTCTCACGGTACCGTGCATCAGGATCTCGGTTCGAAGAAAGTCAGATTCTTCCAGCCCATCTGGCGCAGCGCGAGCGGCGCCTCGCAGGCGACGCCGGTCTTGTCGTCGCAGTGGATCACGCGCGCCTCAGGCCTCAGCCAAACGCCGATATGCGCGGGAAAGCGCGCATGTGCCATCAGCACCAGGGCGCCATCCGCGGCCGTCACCAAGCCGCCGGGGCCATCGGGAACGGCCTGCCACCTCGCCCGTTCCGGATGGCGGCCGAACTCTGTCAGCACCCAACGCCGCGAAAAGTCAGATGGGACGACGATGCCAGGCAACTCGAGGCCGAACAGTTCGCGCTGGACGTGGCGGGCGAAGTCCCAGCAGTTGCGGGACTGCCAAGCCCAGGGCTCGCCGATCAGGGGCGCCAAGAAGCCAGCGCGGCGCTGGGTATCGACAGGGCCCATAGTCATCGCCTAGTCTCGGGGCAATCCGGCTGGAGGAGCCCAATGCGCCACCATTTCCCGTTCGTTCTTTGCTTGATGGCCATTCTGTCCTGCCTCAGCGGCCAGGCCGCCGCAGCCCCTTCCGACGAAGTTGCCAAGACGGTCGCGCGCGGGCTGTCCTATTTCAGCGCGGCGGAGCGGCACTTCTCGATCTCTGATCAGTGGCAAGCCCTAAGCGGCGAGACCGTGGTTTGCGCCAGGCTCGATATCCCGAACGGCGCCAACGGATGGACAGCGACGTCGGACTTCTCGATGTTCTTCCTCTCGAAGGGCGCCATCGTGAACATGGTCAAAGACAACACGATGTTTGGATGCCCAAATCGCTCCTACGTGCCGCTGCAGCCCGTCAGCCGTTAAGGCAGAAGACTCGGGAATTGGACGTAGTCATAGTTTTTGGTGATACGCGGGAACCGCTTGTTCTGCAGGTTCTTCACGACCACCGTTCCGCTCAGCGACGTCCCCACCATTTTGACTTCGCGCAGTTCAAACTCGACGGGACCGTATGCCGGTTCAGTTAGATCGCTGTTGAGATACTCGCGATACAGCACCGAGATGTATTCGCGCACGCCCTGCGCGGCGCGGATCTTCGGCACCAACTCGCGGCCGACGTTGTCGATCGTGATTGTGGTCGAGGGTGGCTGCCCCTCACGCTGTTCCGGATACTTTGCTTCGAACGGACAAGCGATGAAGGTGACGGTCTCGCCACCATTACGAGGCGCACCGATTTCGATGCCAAAATCCATGTCGTCGCCGACGTTCGCCACAACGCGCGCCGGCTCGTCAAACGATGACTGCCAGATCTCGAGCGTGTAGTAGACACGCGCGCTGGGCGGGCACGAGGCGTATGCCTCGAGCAGGGCTTCGTTATGTGTTGGCATCAGAAATCGTAGACCAACAGTTTCATGGCAACCGAGACGCGCGTCGCTGAGAACGCGCCGTATGTCGGCTTGCCATCCTTGGCGAACTGGCAGGTTTTCGATACGTAGGCTGCCCCTGTCCAAACCTGTGCCGTGAAACGGGCGGTACCGTTAGCCAGCGTCGTCTTGACCCACGCCTTGAGCGTCTCGGCTTCAGCCGGCGTCATCATGATGGTCTGGCCCAGCGTTGCGACGTTGTCGCCTGGCCGCGGCCGCTGGCGGGTATTGCCGCCTTCCATCTCGGTCGCGATCGGATCGAGAAACGGCTTGATCGGCTGGAAGCTGTCTCGGGCGGGCCGATACGGTACCGCTGGCCATGATGGTAGTGCCATCCTCAGGACCCCATAAACTGCCTGACGCCATACTGATTTTTCATCACGCGCGAGCCGTTCCCGGACGAGAGTGACTGTCCAACCGCGTCGTCCATCATCTTCTTCAGCGTGACGGTGAGATCACCGTTGGCGTTACGAGACGTGGAGGCCTCGGCTTGAACGCCGGTTTGGTTGATGACGTTGACGACAACCCCGCCGGAAGAGCGGTTGTCGTTGGCCGCGCCGCCGGCGGCGACACCCAGACGGCCGTCGGGGCCACGCCGTAGCGGCATGATCGCCTCCGGCCCGGCTTCACCGGCGAGACCGGTACCGCCATTCGCCATCGGGAAGATGGTTGGACCGTGCACGACGCCGCCGCGCGCGAAGGGGATGATATTGCCGCCTGCGAAGACGTTGCCGAGCGCACTGGGCGCGACCGGACCATAAAACGCGCTACCGGCCATGCCGGTATTGGCGAGTCCAGCGCTGCCTCCTCCGAAGAGGTTCGTGATCCCCGATCCGAGGCCCAAGTTGTTGGCCCCCATCTGGAGCGCCTGCATCATCGGCTGGATGATCGCGATCTTGATGATCATCTCCTCGATCGCGCGAATAACGAGCCTCGACATATCCTGGAAGCCCTGGCCTATGGACTTCGTGCCGTCGACGATGTCGGCGAGCCCGGTCGTCAATTGACCGGAGATCGTCGACGACAGCCCGCTCAGGGCCTGATTGGTGCGGAGCCCCTGCGCTTCGACGCTACCGAGGGCCGTGGCGACATCCGGATAGCTGCCCTTGAGTTGCTGCGCGATCTGGACATCATCGGGTGAAAGCAGTGCGGTCTGACTGCCAAACTTGATGTCCTGGTTGATCTGAGCTTTCGCGGCCAGATCAGTCCGGCGACCAAGCTCAGCATTGATCCTTTTCAGATCCTCGTACTGCTTTTGATCAAACGCGGTCCGGTTCGCGCTGGCTTCCTGCTCCAGCTGCTGGCGAGCCTGAAGATTGGCGCGTAGCTCGGCCTGCTGCCCGACCGACTTCCCGACGAGCTCAATCTCGAGTTGGGTGCTCTGGACGCTCTGGTTTGCGGTGAGCAGCCGGACGCGCCCCTGCTCCGATATCGCGGTCGTGGCCTGCTTCAGCGCGATCTGGTAGGCGAGCTCGGCCTCGACCTGTTTCTGCGACGCGGTGAGGTTCGCGTTGCGGTTGGAGTCGATCGACTGCTGATACGCGATGCCGCCCTTGGCCGATGGCGAGAACGCCGTGATGGCCTGCAGCGCGGTGTTGGACTGACTGATCGACTGCTCGAAGTCGGTCTTGAAGGACCGGATTTTCTCGCGAGCGACCTCGGTGGCATCCGACACCTGTCTCATGCTGAGGCCGAGCGCGGCGAGGCGGGCGCCGGCGGCCTCGTCGCCGCCGATGCTCTTCATCAGGCCGTCGAGCACCGTGAGTTCGTTGTTGAGCTTCTCGATCGCGGCGATCTCGGGCGACAGTCCGCGGACCAAGGACTCCTGGAGAAAGGACTGCTGGGCCGCGCGGGCGACATCCGTAGCCGCGGCCAGCTTCTGCTGGACCGCGACGAGCCGATTGAGTGCCTCTTCCGCGGCCGCAATCTTGCCCGGATCCGGGGTGTCCTCGATCCCGAGAATGTCGCCAAAGCCCGTCGCGGCGCTCATGGCGTTCTGGGTATTCGATCCTCCCCGGCGCAGTTCGTCGAGGTTCTGGCGCGCCCGCGCGATTTTCTCTTCCAGCGAGTCGGTCAGCCCGATCTGCTTCGCGATGAAGGCGCCGGTCGCGTCCCACGCATTCGAGACCGCATTCCCGAGGACTGTCCACACTGTAGAGGACGTCGAGACGGCTTCGCTGACGCCGGTTAGGCCGGATTTGACGCCCGCAAGAAGTGCCTTCTGCGCATCGAATAGCTTGTTCTGCGCAACGAGATTATCGATGTTGCGCTTCATTCCGGCGTCGAGGAAGCCGAGCCGGTTGTTGAGCTCGGTGGCGCCCTTCTCCGGATCCGCGAAGGCGTCGGCCAGCATCTTGGCCGCCTCGGTGGCGTCGATGCCATAGATGCGCGTGATGTCCTTGCCGATCTGGACGATTGGCAGCAGATTGTCGTTCGCGATCTTGCCGGTCTGGACCAGCGTCGAGGCAAACTCGCGGGCCTCGCTGACTGAGAGCCCGTTCGGAGTGGCGGCCGCATTCGCGATCCCGTTGATGCCGGCCGCGTTGGCGCCGGAACCGCGCCCTGAGCCCAAGAGGCTCATGCTGACCTGGTGCTGCTTGTCGAGGTAGCTGTTCAGCGCGATCGCCGCGGTGGTGACCACGGCCGCGATGCCGCCGAACACCGCCCGGGTCGGCGTCACCATGCTGGTGAGCGAGCTCAGGTACGAACCGGCGAACTCACCGACGCTGGCCTTGGACCTCGAGAAGATCTGGTAGACCTGACCGCCCTGCTGTGCCGCGATCATGAACAGCGGCTGGCCCAGCATCAGGCCGGTGACCACGTCGTTGACCTGGTAGCCGAGATTGGCCATTTCGCCGGAAAGGACGCGGCCGCCGGTGGCCGCATCCCGCATGTTCATGTCGACGTCGGAAAGACGCTTCGCCGCCATACCCTGCGCTTGCTCGAACTCAGAGCTCGAGATTAAGCCCTGGTCGAGCATCTTCCGGTACTCGGCCATCTGCTTGCCGAGTTTGACCATTTCGGCTTCGAGCGGGTTAATCTCGGCGCGCAGTGCGGCGGCTTGCGCGGCGGCTTTCTCTTCCGCCTTGGCCATCTCTTCGAGAGCGCTGACCGTCGCTACGTTTGTCTTTCCGAAAGCATCGGGCAGTTGATAGTCGGTCGCGCGCGTGTCCATTCGGAACGCATCACGGAGCCCTTGTTGCGTGGCCTGAGCGATTTGCGCCGACTTCGCGGCTGCAATAGCCTCCAATCTGTTGAACTGCTCCTCGAGGGCGGAGAAAGTCGCGCCGCGGGATGTCGCGGAGCCGCCGCCACCGCCAAGAGCCTCGGTCAGGCTGCGCTGGAAATTGGTGCCGGCCTGCTGAGCACGCATCCCTGCGATCTCGTCCAGCCGTGAGAGTTCGGCGTCGAACGCATTTGCCGAGTCGCGCGCGGACTTCCCGGCGCCGGCGACCATGCGAGCATCAAGATCGGCGGCGAATGCGTTGCCGGCTTCCTGCGCCTTCGCGCGAGCGATGCCCTCCAGCCCACCGAATTGTGCCAGGAACGCGTCAGCGGACTCCTGGGCAGATTTGCCCGAGCCTCCGCCGACACCGAGCCTGGCGTTGATCGAAGACTGAGCCGCGGCCGCCGTAGAGACCTGCGCCATCGCAGCAGCAGCGCGCGCCGCCACCTCGTTCTGGATCTCGTACTGTTCGTTGAGTTCCTTCACCGCGGCCGTGATCGAGACGTAGCCGGTTGCGGCGAGATTTGCCGCATCCGCCGTCAGCCCAAACTTCCGGTAGGCCGCATCCAGGAGCAGATTGACGCGGTCCAGACCCATGCCGCGATCGGCCGCGTTGTTGATGCGGCGGATCAAGGCCTCGAACTGCTGGCCGGCTCCGTAGCCATCGAGCAGCGACTTGCTGACCGACGCCATGCCGCCGGGGATCTTCGCCAGCGCGGCGTCGGACTGCGCCAGTGCCGCATTGAGCGCCTTGTCGCTGGCGATCATGCGAGCGTCGGCGTCGACCTTCTGTTGAGCGCCACGGGTGTAAGCCGTGGCGTCAAAATCAGAGGTAACCCTCAGCGATGAGAGAGCGACGCCAGGCATCAGTATGTGGCCTCATTGGGATTTGGTGCGGGACCGCGGGCGGCTACCCGCCGGCGCTCTTCATCGGCCTGTCGGGCGTCGTCCGACTTCCGCTGGACATGCTCGAGGTATTCCTCGTCCAAGGCACCGACCAAGGCGTGGAACGTCTCGAAGGCGGCGCCGCGGATGCGGTACCGTCGCGCATATGCATCGATCGAAAGGAACATGATGGGCGACTCGCCGCCCATGGCGCCGTACTGCCGATCGAACCTCAGCGCGTGCCAGGCCCGCCAGCAGATTTCCGCACCTGGCGGCACGAAGGCATCTTGTGGTCGACCCGCCGCCCCGGAGAACTCCGCGGCGTCGGGATCTTCCTCAGCGAGCTCTGCGAGCCATTCGTCCTTACCCTTCTGCTCGAGCTCATAGCGAAGGGCGGCCCTCAGTTTTTTGCGGTGTTGCCGACGTACTGGACCTCGGAGGTGCCGACACGGCTGGCCGCGATGTAGATCGAGTACCTGACCTTCCGATAGGCCTCGTCGGTCAGGATCTCGGCCGCAGCTTCCGGGGTGTATTCGGCGTCGAGGCCTTCCCAGCCGAGAAGCAGATGCTCGACGGCGAGCTTGCCCATGACCTCGGCGTTGACGTCGTCGGGGATGGGATCGGATCCGTATTTCTCCCCAAGCTTCTTCATCGCCGCGTCGCGGGAAGTTCGGAAGTCGGGGAAATTCGTCGACCGGACGAACCAGCGGATGTTGGGATCGAGATCGACCGCCTTGATCCAGTCGCCTTCCCGCTCCTTTTGCAGGTCGGCTTTGAGGGACTCGAGACGAACGATTTTCTTGGTAGAGGCAGTTTCCGGGGAGGTTTCCATGGGCTTGGTGTCACCTTGAGGGTCAAGGGAAGCCCGGCCAGGGTGCCAGGCGATGAAGCCGGCGATCTTGAGGACACCAATCCTCTACCGGCACCAACCGGTCCAGATCGCGGGTAGATGTTGCACGTTGCAGTGACGAGATGAGGCTCCGCGAGAAAGGCGGACCGATTGTACTAAGCGATTTCCAGCGGCTTGCGAACCGCCTCGACCAGCGCATACCCCGCTGTGGTTAGATGAATGCCGTCAGAGAGGAAATAGGTCAGATCGGCGGTGTTCTGGAGCTGCGAGATGGCCCCGACGTCGGCAACGACGTAGCCATTTGCCGCTGCACCCGCGATCAGCAGAGAGTTATAATAGTTGCGGCAATCACCCCTGAAATTTCCAGTCCCAACGCCAAAGTTGGTCCGCGAGAGAACTGTCGAGGTGACGATCTTGGTGAATCCTGCCGCCTGCGCAGCCTGCACGTATGGCAGGAAATAGTTGTTGTAGAGGTTCTGCGCAGAGATCGCGTTGCCAGTCTGGGCATCGGCCGTGCTGGTGTAGGTGATGACACCGATATCGTTGGTCGGATCGATGATGTGGATGACGTTCTTGGACTTGGTCGCGTCGAACAGGCCGAGCACACGCGCGCGGTTGGTATAGGCTGTCGCGAGAGTCTGGCCGGCCAGCCCCATGTTGTAGTATTCCCATGCGCGGACGTCGCCTTGCGGGCCACGGCCAAAGCCGCCCTGCCAGCCCGCACTCTGCAGCGAAGCTGCGCCGACGCCGCTCATCAGAGAATTGCCGTCCTCGACAAGTCGGTAAGTCCAGGTGGTGTTGCCGGCGCGATCCGGATTGAACGAAGCATTGAGCGCGTTCTCGACGACCAGGTTCGCCGCCGCGGCGTCAGCTTGCGCATAGATAGCAATGCAGAACACGTCGTTCTGCGAATTGTACTGGTTGTTGAGCGAGCTCTTGCCGAAGCGCATCCCTTGGATCGCAGAGGACGAGATCGCGCCCGTCGCGAACGTCCGCTCGACACCGTCGAACCGCGCACGGACGTTGGATCCACCGCACACGGTCGTGATCGTCTGCAAATGGCTGCGCGGGAAATACGTGTTGAAGATCAGACTCCCGAAATTCGCACCTAGACCGCCACCAGAGCCGAGCAGGAACGAATTCGAGGTGGCGAATCCCGTGTCGGAAAAACCCTCCCAGATGAGGTTCTGCTGGTTGGGGCAGTGGTCAACCATCATCATGTAGACGCTGATGGCCTGCCGGTTGAGGCCGGCCAGCACCGGCGTATCGAGCCACTTCGCGACCGCGCTCTGCGGCCACGTGTCGAAGGTGATCGGCCGGATACCCGCCCACTCATTCAGCGGAGAGAAGATTGGACGGTTGGCGTCGGTCGCCTGGACAAGATCCAGACCATTGCCTGACTGGTCGTAGACCTTGGCGATGGTCAAGGCGGACCCAGCCGCTAAGCTATCCGCGGTCGCCTTGTCAACGATATTCCCGGCGAAGCCGATATCCATCTGTGCGCTATCGGACGCGCGCTGCACCCGGATGCAACTTCCCGTCCACGTCGAAAGGCGAGTGGTGGAGTAGACCGCCTTAAGGTTGGTCGCCGGGATCGAGATCGCGGGCGCCTCCGGTATGCCCAGCGCCGAGCGGATTGCAGGCCCCATCTGCATTTGCCAGCCGTTGTGGCCGGTGTCGGTTCGATGCACGTTGTCGGTACCGACCCAGGTGTCGGCATTGCCGTCGCCAGTCGTGGCGCCGACGCGGCCCGTGCCATGTTCCCAGTCGGCCGCCCAACTATCGACGAAGAAAACCAAGCGACCGTACCGGCTATCGGCTTGAACGGCGGCCTTGATCGCGTCGGCTCGGGCTTGCGTCGGAGTGAAGGCCCCCGAGACGCCGCGGCGGGGCGGCCCTACTTGAATGTAAGGCACCCCCGGGAGCGCCGTGGCTAAAGCGTTAAGAAAGGCCGTTACCTCAGCTTGCAGCGCTGCTGGCGTCGGGGATTGATCGTTGTACCCTGGTAGACCGATGATCAGGTCGGGATTGCGCGGCGTGATCTCGTTCGGGATGCGCGCCCGCATCGTCTCGGTCCCGGCGATGTTCGTCGTCAGATAGCCCGTGCCGCCCTGCCCCTGCGCCAGAACGTTGTGCACGCCCAGCGCTTCCTTGAGCCTGTGCGCCATGCCGAGCAGGTTCGACGTCGCGCCCGTTCCTGCCACATGACTGTCGCCAATCACGAGGATCTTGGGCCCGCCCGGATCGTACTTCGTGATGGTGCCAGCGACGTCGACGCCGGCAAAAAACAGGAAGTTCTCGAACTCGATGCGGTACCGGCGCGGCGCCACCGATCCGTTGGCGATCTTGACGCGATGGCCGCTGAAATCGGCCAGCGCCTGGATGTCGGTGCGCGGCTGCAAGGCAGTTGCCTTGAAGCCGTTGCCGTCGAGAACGTCAATCGAGATGCGGTAGGCGCATTGAGTACCGAGCTGCGCCACGAACGAGATATCAACGTCCGCATCCGATGTCTGAAAATAGACCGAGCTTGTGCCTTGATAGCCGTTGCCCGTGCCGTAGTTAGAGCCCGCGCCCTTTGCCCAGAACGCTCCCGGAGGGCCGGAGGACGCCTGCGTGGCGACCACGCCACCGACATAGGTGAACAGCGGATCGGTCGCGGTGTACTTCGAGTCGTAGTTGCCGGGGACAACCGAGCTATTGGCGTTCGCCGTCGCGTTCATCGTGATGGTCGGAGGCGACACCATCGCGACCAGAGGCTTTGCCGCGAGCCCATTCGCCCGCAGCAGCGCGATCTTGGCTGGCACCCCTCCACCAAGGGAAGCGCCTGGCTGAAGAAGAGATGGAACGCCGATCTGCATTTCAGGCGGCCGTGCTACCGAAGAGACGGAATGTGTTGCGCGAGAACGCGATGAGCGAAAGCATCACGAACTGGGCCGACGTCTTCAGTTGGTTGCTAGGTTCGTTGAGTGTGACGCCGACTCCTGCGGCCCCCGCGGCCACCGCAACAGTCACCTGCCCGGCTCCGCCTTGGCTGATGCCGCAGAAAAAGTCGGGTCGTAGCGAGTTAGGGACTGAAACCGTAACCGCAGATCCGGCCGTAAAGTCCAATATCCTCGCGTGGTGCGCATCATTGTCGAGCGTCACCGCCGTGGCGGCTATGGAGACGATCTTTGCGCCAGCATAGAGGCCGATGTCCTCGACAGGAATTGCCCCCTCGGTCTTGCTCGACGGAGCAAAGCCAAGCGCCGTTCGCAGATATTGCGGGATATTCAGCGCCATCATCTACCTCCGAAAGGCAAGTGTCGTTGAGATCGCATCACTCGACGTAGGGGAGACGGTCGAGGATGACGTGGGCGTTGGTCGCGACATCCTGGGATGCCTGCCAGTCGAAATCCGCCATCACGTCGGTGTTCTTCGCAGTGGCTTGCGGGTTGCCGCCGCCGCGGTAGACCGCACGCGGGATCTGGAAGAACAGCGTCTGACCGTTCTTCGTGACGCGGGTATTGATCGCCCGCGGCGTGCCGTTATAGAAGGCCTCGACCTCGTCCTTGCTGCCGAAGTACGTCGTCAGCTTCCCTGTGACGGTGCACTCGCCGTCTGCAATATCGACCGGCGCATCGGAGTCGACCGCGTCGCGGGACCGAAGGTTGTTGTTGATCTGGAGTGTGAACCCCTTCGCCCAATTCGGCGCGCCGAGCTGGACCTGGTTCACGCCCAGGCGACCGACGTTGGAATTCGCCGCCATGACGACGCCGGTGGTGACGGCGTCCGGCGCTGCATCCAGCGTCGTGGTGCTGATCCCGCCGCCCATGCCGGTGAAGGCAACGGAGCCCTTGATCTTGTCGCCGCTGGTCGCTTCGATGCTGAAGGTGTTCGCGCACATGCCGAGGTTGGTGATGTAGGATGGCACCGGCTGCGCCAGGAACCCCTTCTCGATCGAGAGGGAGTTTTTCGTGACTCCGTTCTTGATCTGGTCGCCGAAGAACACCCAGATCGTCTTGCCGGTCCCGGCATCGGTCGTCCAACCCGACGGGAGGTTGTCCAGCGTCAGCTTGTTGGCCGCGATGCCGGTGACGCGGGCGTACGCGGCCGCGCGCGCCTTGGCGCCGGCGGAGATCAGGAAAGCGAACTGCGAGCCAGCCGCACTGCCGCCGACCTTCACTGCCTGCCCGACGACCAATCCAAGCGTCGTGAAGTCGAGAGCGGTCGAACCCAGACCGTCGGCCAGCGCCGTGATGTCGCCGGACACGCCAGCAAAACCGACGACCTTAAGCGATGCCGTGCCGGGAGGTGCGACTTCCGCGACCAAGCCAGTAGCACCGACAACCGTCGTTGCCGTGGATGCACTCGCCCTGAAGATCTGGTTGTTGGCCGCCTGGCCAAAGCCCTTGGCCTGGACGAGATGGCCGACCTTAACCGCGGTACCGCCGGCGTTCACCGCATACGTGCTTACCACGGTGCCGGCATCGGTGATGACGCTGTCCGCGGTGCCGTCGTTGAAGAACTGCGGCGTGTTCACCCAGGCATTCTCGAATGCCGACATGATGATCTCGGACAGAGGCGAGAGATCGTCGGGGTACGAGAGTTCGAAGTTGATGCCGCCCTGCGAGACCTGGTTGGTCTTGATCGGGTCACCGAGCATGCGGTCATCGCGGATCTCTTCCGAGTCCACGTACGTCGGCGCGAAGCTCAACGACTCGCCGGTGATGCGCATCTTGCGCATGCGCGGGGTGTTGGGCGTCACGCCCAGCGTCGACTCCCTCACGCAGACAACCTGGGTTCTGTTGGCCGACGTCATCTATCGTTCTCCCAAAGAAAAAGGCGCCCGAAGGCGCCTTGCGTGAGGTCAGGAACGGTGAGGCTGGTTACTTCTCGGAGCCCGCAACCGCCGGCGCCGCGACCATCTTGTTCTCGGGAGGCGCGACCGGTGGCTTCGCCGTCAGCGCCTTGATGAATTCGCGCCGCTCGAGCGTCTCGATGGTATGAGGCGACACGTCGTCGGTATCCTCGACGGTGTTGGCTCCCTCGACGTCCGGCTTGAAGCGGCGGTTGATCGAGTTGAAGGGCTTCAGGACATCGTATTTCATTGGCGAGCTCCTAGTGCGCGTCGATGACGCGCCATTCGACGCTGACGGACATGAGGTAATAGTTGGCGTTCTCTTTCCCGGGGTCGCCGGCGCCGAGATCGGCATCCATGAACTCGAGGAAGCCGTTCATCAGCGCGGTGTTGCCGCGGAATAGATTGGCGAGGCCCTTCGCGAGCCGGCGCGCCTCTTTCGATCCGGTACCGCGTGGCGTGAAGACGTGAAGCCAGAGCGTCCCGCCTTCGTCCCATCGGTTCGAGCCTTGGTCGCCGGCGCCGATCGACTCCTGCCCATAGAGAGAGCTGTTGAGCACTACGAGAACCCAGGTCGCGACATCACCGGCCGGCGGTCCATCGCTCTCGTTCTCGTAGACGAGCGTGCCGTCCGCCGGATCCCAAGCGCCTGGCACCCATGTCGTGCTGGTCGGGTCCGTATAGCCGAGGTACGCCTGGATCGCGGCGAAGACCGGATCGTCGGGGAACGCCATCAGAGCACCTTCATCGACAGCACAAGCGCCGGGTACGTCATCTGGGCGCCAGCCATGGTGTCGGGCCGCAACTTCGTCCGCGCGAACGGTCGATAGCCGCGGCGGAAATGCCCCTTCAGGACATAGCCGCCCGGCAGCGGGATCATGGTGCGTTTCGCGATGACGAAGTTGCCAAAGCGCGCCATCACCGCCCTACGGACGTCCTCGACAATGCCCGGCGGCACCGTCATCCGCATGTGGCCGACGTCGATCTTACGGGCATACGGGCGATTGTTGGTCAGGACCACCGTCGAGTTGATCGGGATATCGTCGAAGCTCTTCACGACGCCGCCAGGCGTCATGATGAACCACGATTTCTTGTAATCGCCGGACTTCTCGGGCGATCGCTCCACCGCGGTCTGGAGCGCGAATTCTACGATCTCGCGCCACCAATGTAAGACGTACAGGATCGGGCCCGGCGGCACGACGGTCTCTTCCTGTGCGCCGAGGCGACCGTTGACGTACCTCTCGTACCGTTCCGACCCCTCGCCTTCTTGGATCGCCTTGGCGAGCTCGGATCGAGCGAAGGCGGCCAACTCCTTGCCGATGTTCTCCGGCGCGATGCCGGCCGTGGCCAATTGCAGATCCTTGGCGAAGGTCGATATCCGCGGCATTCAGCTGCCGGTGGCCCTGATTTCGTAGCAGCCCTGATATTCGCGATGATCCTGGTCGACGGCGTCAACCGTGGTCGGGATCTCAAACGCGTCGCCCAGCAATATCCGGTCTCCTTTGATCACCGGGATCGCAAATCCCGCAGCGATCAAATCGAGTTTCGAAACGATGATCTGCCGCATGCCGGCGGTGATGCCGGGAGCAAGGTCCTCGGGCGTGTAGTTGCGAACCGTCGCCTTGACGTCGGCCCGGCTCACAACCGTTTGCGGTGTTCCCTTCATCCGGCGGATGCTGATCGTGCGGCCTACGCGATTGATCGCCTCGCGCGCGCGGTCTGCAGCGGCCTGGTTCATCACATCGGCTCGTAGCAGTACGGGTCGAGCAGACCGGTCAATTCCGGCGGAAGCCCGCTGGTATCGCCACCGCCGCCAGACACTGCGCCGACCCAGAAGTCGAGGCGCTCGATATCGGTCACCCACTGCGATTTGACCAATGGGTCGCGGGTGCGCGCCGCGCGCGTGGCCTTGATCAGCGAGATCACGCAAGCCTCGATGTCTTCCGGCAGCGTCGGGTTGACGTCCCCAGGCAGCTTCCAGCCGGCATCGAACCGGATGACGGTCCGATCCGTCGGCTGGAATGATAGCGAGGTCAAATTGCCGTCCCAGACGCGGCGGAGCATGCCGGCTGGTCCATCGAGTTCATAGCCGGTATCGGCGATGGCGGTATCTCCAACCATCACCGAGACGATTTCAGCCACCGGCTTCCGCGCCAGGACGAGCTCGCATCCCTGCGACCGCATCCAAGGGCTCCGGGCAAACTTCTGCTCGAGCGTCTCGAAGCCGATCGTCCGCGTCCCGTCCTGGGCGTACGGCACGTTCATGTAGGAGCAGATCCGCGACGTCATCTGCTTGATCGCCCGCTGGAGATACGGGTCCTCGGAATGGTCGGCGTCGGAGATGCCGAGATCCGCCTTCAGATTGGCGAGGGTCGTGATGTCCTTGTTGGCCGCCGGCGTGATTACGGTGAACATGCGGCCCTCTCAAAGCAGTCCGGGGGCACGCGGCCCCCGGGATCTTCGCGAGTTCTGAGCCGGCTTAGCCGGAGACAACCGGTCCATCGGCCGCCTTGAGAGCGGCGACGAGATCGGCTTTCGCAGACTTGCCGGAGATGTCGACCTTGCGCGCATCGGCCAAGGCCTTGAGCTCGTCGACCGTCAGGGCATCGTAATTGCCGGCCGCGATCGCCGCCTTGACCTCGTCGTCATGCTTCAGAAGCGCGATCCAGTCGGCCTTCTTGGTGGCCTTGCTGCTGTCGAGACCGCGGCGGTCGGATTCGGCGCGCAGCTGCTCGACGTTCATCTTGTCGTAGGGCTGCTGCTCGCCGCCCCCCTGTCCGTCGCCCTGGCCACCCTGATTGGACCAGACGTCCGCCTTTTCAGGCAGTCCGCGGGCACGCCGGCCAAAATTCTCGGCGGCGTCCATCGCTTCCTGCTTGTTGTGGAACGGCTCGTCCTTGTTCAGCTTGACGCCGCCGGCATCGAACAGATCCCAGCCGGGACCTTCGAGGCTGGGCTCGACGCGGTAGCCAATCAGCACCTGCCGCGGCGGCACTTCAACGTCGCGGTTCTTTGCCAAGAAACCTGCCTCTTGGATCTCTTCGTCCGTCGGCACCCTGGCCGTCTCCTGCGCGATCGCAGCCTTGGCTGTGACCGCATCCATTTCCACAATCTGGCCGTCCTGACGGCCGGCGAGTTGAAGCACGTACATGGTTCACTTCTCCGTTCTGCTACACCCTCGAACAGCCGAGACCGCGATAACGCGGTCCCGACTCGTTCGTTGCGCGCTTAGTCGGTGAGCGCCGACGGCGGCGTTGCGGAAGCGAAGCGCGGCCCGCTGAGGATCCAATACGCCTGGGTGATGTTGGCCGCGTTGGAGGCGCCCGTCGACATATAGACGCAGTCGAACGGGATCGCCGCGTTGATATCGAGGTAGGCCGGATCGACCTCGAAGATCACCATCTTGTTCTTGACCGCCGCATCGGTGGTGAAGTTGACCGCATCGGCCTGGCGCGTCTTGGTGTCGCCAAGCGACGTGTCCAGGTTCGTCCAGATGCGGACGGGGTTGGTGATCGCCTTGCCACCCGCCTTCGCGACGGTCTGCGCCTGAAGGATCGACAGCAAGATGGTGGCAGCGTTGCCCTGAGTGATGTGGACCACGAGCCAGGCCTTCGAATAGTTCTTGAGGCTGACAGCGTTGGCCTGCGCGCGACCGGCAGCGTCCGCCGCCGGGGCAAGCGCCTCGACGATCTGAAACTGCTCCGGGAAGGTGAATTTCGCCATGTTTTTGGCTCCAGATTTCGGGATGGGGTGAAGGGCCGCCGCCGATCGCGGCGACCCCGACTATCAGTGACCTTCCGCCGCGATCAGCGGGCCTGGAGGGTGACGAACGGCGACTGCGAGTTCGACCCCTTGTACGGGGTGCGCGCCGTGCGCCACTTCGGCTGACCGTTGAAGCGGTAGACGAAGCGGAAGCAGGTCTCGTCGTAGATGAAGCGGACGTGGATCGAGGACGCCTGCTGCATCTGCCCCTTGTCGATCGCGAGATACGCGGTCGGGTCGAACAGGATGATGTCGCCGAGACCGCTGAGGGTGTTGTTGTACTCGGTCGGGATGACCGGACGCCCCTGCAGTTTGGCGTAAGCGCTGTCGGTCGGCGGCGTGTAGCTCACATAGGCCGGGAGACCGCCGACGATCTGCGAGTTGTCGACGTTGAACACCGGCATGCTGAGCTGGCCGAACATCGGCTCGACGTCCGGGTTGATCAACCACACAGCGTTCTTGCGGCTGCGCATCGGCAGGCGCGACCACATCTTGAGGATGTTCATCGACAGCAGCGTGTTGGCCGCCTGGTTGGCCTCCTTCGAGACCGTGACCAGCGCGCCGCTGTTCAGGATGCCGAGCGGCATACCGACACCGGTGCCGTTCACGATGGCGTCTTCGAGTTTGAACGTGAACTCGGTGTTGAACGCCTCCTTGAGCCAAGGCTCGAGGACCGCCGCATCCTGGAGGGACTCGTCGGTCGCGTAGCAGAGGCCGGTCAGCTTATCGAGCTCCATCGAGATCTGACGGAACTTCGGCTGGGTGGCGGTCTTCTGCTGGGCCTCACCGGTCCAGAACGCCTGGATGCCGCCGGCGCGGGAGCCGTTGGCGCGGCTGGTCTCGTCGACACCGTTGAGGCGGATGCCGTTCGAGTTGGCCGAGAGGCCGATCTTGCCCGGGTTGATCAGCGACAGGATGTCGCCGCCGGCGTAGAGGTCATCCAGCAACTGATCCTGGAAATCGCTCTGCACCAGGAAACCGCCCTCCGAGCCCACGCTCTCGTTGACGCCGGTCGGGCCTGCCGACTGCACCATGACGAGGCGGCGATCGGGCGTGGAGTTGGGGATGCCGGCGCGCGCGATCGCCATCATCTGCTCGCCGAAGGAGCCGAACTTCTCGGGCTGCTGCTTCGGCTCGGCCGGGACGCGCGCGGCGCGCTCGGCCGGGGTATCGGCGCTGAGATGGCTCGCCGACTCCATGCCGCGACGCTCTTCCATGAGCAACTCCTCGCGGGCGATCTCGGCGTTGACCGTCGCGAGTTCGCTCGGGATCTCGGCGGAGGTGGCGGTGGCCGGGGTCGTCGAGGTGATGCGGTTCAGCCGCGACATCTCATCCGGCGTGATGGTGTTGGCATCGAGCTTCGCTGCCAGAGCGCCGGCCTCGACGAGGAGGTCTGCCTTCTTCTGGCGAAGAACTTTGATACGCATTTCGCGTCTCCAATAAAAAAGGCGCCCGTGTTCGGGGCGCCTTGGTTGGGATGGACTCGTCGGAAGTTGCGGTCTCGACAGAGCCCGCGTTTGCACGCGAAGATCGGGGTCGCTACAGCGCCCCTACTCCGCGAATTCGGATGTCAGATCAGGGGCGCGCGCCGAGCGCGATGAAGGGCGACTGCGTCAGCGTCGCGTTTCTTGGGGTGACCGGGGTCATCCAGGCCGGGCTGCCGTCGACGCGGTAGCGCAGCTTGAATGCTGTCTCGTCGGTCACGTACTGGACGTGGATGCTGCGCTCGATCGGGTCGGAGGCTTGCGACAGCAGATACTGGCCGAAATCGCACAGCATGATGTCGCCGATGTTGCCGATGGTCGGGTTGTATTCGCAAACCTCAACCGGGATCGTCAGAAGTCGCATGACGCCGGCGGCGTCCGCGACCACAACGGGAGCGCCAGCCGCATTGGTCATCTGGAGCAGAAGATTGAACACGTCGCTGTTCATCACCCACACGGCGGTCGCAAAGGATGCGGGCCACAGACGGCCGACCATCTTGGCGAGGTTCGCATACAACACGGATTGCGAGGCTTGGGCACCCTCTGCCGGGACAACGATCAGCGCCCTTGAATTGAGCACGCCCAGCGGAACGCCGGCGCCGGTCCCGTTGATGATCTTGTCTTCGATGGTGAACTGCATCTCGAGCGACATTACGCGCTCCAGGAACGCGCTTAGCGCCGGAACATCCTCGCCGAGCTCGTCCGTCGCATAGATGATGGTCAGAAGCTTCTTCAGCAGAAGCCCGACCTGATCGAACTTGGGCTTCGAAGCCGTCGGAGCCTGGCCTTCATCAACCCACCAACTCCGGACGCCACCGAACCGCGATCCGTCGGCTCGGCTGGTCTCGCTGATTGCCGGAACCTTCACACCGGCCTTGCGGGTGATCGGCTGCGGCGCGCAACGCCTAATGATCCGGCCGGTCGCATAGACGCGCATCCAAATCTCGGATGCTACGGTTTCCGGCACGAGGAAGCCGCCGATCGAGGCTTGCCCCTCGCCGATGCCGGTCGCGGCCGCGAGTTTGGAGACGGCGCTTCGATCACCATGCCCATAAGCGATCAGAGCGGCGACCATGGCCTCGAGCTCGGCATGCCGAATGGGTGCGTTCATGATGACCGCCGTTTTCTGCGAGTGATGGGGCTTGGCGATCAGGCCGCGAGGATCGCGAGACGGACGCGAACGCGCTCGGCTTCAGCCTTGTTGTCCGGCGCCGGCGTCTCGGGATCCGCAGCGGATTCCGGCTCGTTGCCAGGCGGCGGCGTGAAGGAACTGTTCTCCTCCAGCTTGCAGATCCACGCGCCTGCCGCCGTCTCGTGGATCTTGGTGTAGACCGCGGCACCATTGGCGACAGCAATCGTGATAGTGCCGTTGGCCTCGAGGAGGCATCGGTCGGCCCCGCCCTTGATGACCTCGGGATCGATCCGCACCTTCGCTGGCCAGGGGCCGTCGGCATAGGTAGTGATGACGCCGGGCGCACTGACCTGGCGGAAGACCAGGCTTTCACATCCTTCTGTGAGCAGCACGTCCATGTCGACCTTGAGCGGCGCCTTGGGATCGTACGCGGCCTCTTCCGCCGCAGGCTCGGCCTGCTCCGGCTCCGCAGTCTGGTCGCCGGAGGCGCGCCGACGATTGGCCTCCTGTGACATGTCGGGGATCCCCCAGCTCGCCAGCGCGCCCTGGATGGTGGAGATGTCGTCGATCATGCCCAGTTTCTTCGCCATCTGGGCGTCGTAGACGCGGCCCTTGCCGAACTTGTCCATGACGACCTGTGCGGTGACGCCGCGGCCGCGTGCGACAGCATTCACGAAGTCGGAATACGTGCCGTCGACCTGCGATTGGAAGAAAGCCTTGCCCTCGGCGCTCAGCGGCTCCGACGAATTGCCCTCGGTCTTGTACTCGCCGGCGTAGATGTACGTCGGCTTGATCCCCATGTCGGCCAGCATCGCGGAACAGTCGTAGTGGCACATGAAGACGCCGATCGAGCCGACGTCAGCCGACGGGACGCCGATGATCGTTTCGGCCTGGCTCGCAATCCAATACATCGCGGATGCCGCCAGCGGATTGATCAGCGCAACGACCTGCTTTTTCTTGCGGGCCGCGAAGACCGCATCGGCAGCCTCCTGCGTGCCGGTGACGTAGCCGCCCGGACTGTCGCAATCGATGAAGATCGTCTCGATGCTTGGATCCGCCGCCAGGCGGCCGATGACCTGCGAGAGGCGCAGGGTCGAAAAGGCATAGGGCTGGTACTCGACGTCGTACATCGCGATGCCGTGACACGACACCAGCGCGGTAAAGCGACCGGTCTTGGTGCCCGGCACGATCACCGGCGCAGCCATCTTCTCGGCGCGCTGCCGGGCCGCCTCGATGTCGGTCCCCTCGTCCTCGACACAGAAGCTGCGCGCGGACTCGGTGCGGTCCAGGAACATCTCACGCAGCTCGGCATCATCGACGCTGCCGCGGACAATCCGCTCCAGCAGCGGCGTCATGGCGGCGCCAATACCGTTTCGCATGTCAAACGCAAGCACCCGGCCGTTGACTGAGCGGATCTGACGCTTGAATCGGCGCATCGTTCCCATGTTCGACCTCGTGCTGTTTCAGAACGGCGGCGATCGTTGCCGCGAGTTTCTCTTCACGCGTCTCGAGGAGAGCGTGCCAATCGTTTGCTCCGAGCGCTTCGCGCTTCTGGAATTCGCAGTAGGCGCGGGCTCCATCCCGACGGATGTCGAGCATCTTCATGACGCTGCTGACGTGCCCGCCGTAGAAGGCCTTGATCCAATCCCGCATGCCGTCCGCATCGCCGGCATGGCGGACGAGCGCCTTGCCGAAGGCCTTATTTTCCTTGTCGGCGAGACGCCGCGCGCGGGCGTCGGGCGAATTGTCCTCGATCGCGGGTGTCTCGGCCGGTAGTGCGGCTGGCTGCTTAGCACCTGCTGCGCCGCCGCCGGGGTTCGTGCCCTGGGGCAGAACGTCGGCCCATGGCTCCGATCGCCGATTCCAGCCTTCCCACTGCCGGGCTTCGTTCTGCGTCAGCCAGGCCGGTGTGCCGCCGGCGCCGAGCGCCTTCGAGATGTAATCGGCACGAGCCTGCAGATTGCCCTTCTCGAGATCGTCGAAATCGTACGCGACTTCGTAGACGCCCTTGGCGAGGATGAGATCGCGCCGGATCGCCTGGACGATGCGGCGGGCCCAGGGCCGGATGGTGTAGCGGACAAAGTTGAGCGACTGCTCCTCGACCGTTGACCGGTTCGTGGTGTCGTCGATGCCGAGCATGTGCGGCGGGATGCGCCAGAACCGCGCGACCTCAAGCAGTTGCCACTTCCGGGCTTCGAGCAGCTGGGCCTCGGAGGCCAGCATCGAAGCCTTTTCGTATTTGATCCCGTCCTGCAGGATCATCGGTCGGCCGACGTTGTTGCCGCCGGCAAACATCTCGACCAGTTTCGTGATCAGCCGGCGCTGTGCCTCCGGCGACATCTTCTTCTGGGACGACAGGAAGCCGCCCATGTTGAGATTGTTCGAGAAGATCCTCGAAGCATAATTGTCGGCGGCGATGCCGAGACCGATTGCGTCGGCGGCGATATCGACCGCACGCAAACCGTTGACGCCGTCGCTGGACAGTCCCGGGATCCGGAACATCTCCTCCTGCAACAGCGTCCGCGTGGCGCCGGTGAACGGATCCGTGATCTTGAACCGTAGCGTGCCGTCGCGGATGACCTCGGTCGTCACCCGGTCGGTGTGCAGTGAGACCAACTGGTCGACGGCACCGCGCGCGCCAGGCTTGATCTCGGCGAAACCGACGCCGCGCAGTGCGGCATGCAAAATGGTCGTTTCCCAGAACTCGACCGCGGTCTGGATGCCGTTCGGTTGATACCGGATCAGTTCGCCGATCGGGTGCGAGTTGAACTCCTCGCGGTCTCCGTTGGGCTGCACCCGATAGACTGACATCGGGAGCGATGCCATCGTTTCGGCGAGCACCTTGACGCACGAATAAACCGCGGAGGCGCGCAGGGCGATATCAGCGGTGACGCGGATGCCGGCCTTCGATTTCCGGCCGAGCTCGGAGTACCAAAAGTCGTCATCATCGCGCTCAATCGCGTCGGTGACGTCGGCCGCCCAGCGATCGAGTTGTGATCGCGGAGCGAATGCGCCCGCGAGCGTGTCTCTCCAACCCATGGGCGATCTGTCCTGATGAGTTGCGGGTTACCGGCGCGCGGCGCCCGAGGCAGCCAGCATCCATCACACCAGAACGTCTTCTTCTTCGTAGGCAGAGCCGGCGGCTTCCGGATTCATCGACATCAGCGAGACCGCATCGAACAGGGCCATCAGCGGATCGATCTTGCCGGTCCCGCTCGCCTGCTTGTTGATCACCACGGCGTTGCCCCGCTGCTCTGCCTTCGCGTTCCCGATGCACCAGGCCATCAGCTTCGAGCCGTCGTGGATCAGTTCACCGCCGGCGACCTTGCGTTCAGTGTCCTTGATGGCACCGTTGAGCTTCCAACCCTGGGCGATACCGACGATGCGGTCCTTTTCGAAGCCTCGCTCCTCGCTGGTGAGCTCATCGACGATGGAGCCGATGCCGGCGGCGTCGACCGCGATCGCGGGGCCTTCCGCGAGCTTACCGGCTTCCTCGATCGTCATGACGATGTCGGCCACGGCGACCACATCCTCGCCCGGCTTCTCGACGATGGTCAGCGTGCCTTCCTTGACGAAATCCAGGAGCGCGTTCGCGATCTCCATGCGCCGGACCAGGACGATCTTGTGCGCCCAGGCCCGACACCACAGCAGCCACCTGCCCGTCTTTCGCTCACGGCCGAGAACGGCGAGACCGAGCAAGTCGTCGAGCCCGCCGCCGTCGATGCCGACGACAACCACTTCAGACCGCCGGAGCAATTCCTCGAATGAGGAAACCTTCTCCGGGGTCTTCTCCCAGAAGTCGGCGCCAGCCCAGCGATCGGAGCGAAGCCGCAGGCCGACCTCGATGTTGAAGTGCTGCGAGGCGAGAAGAGCCAGCGCCGCAGCGCCGGTACGCTTCGCCTTGATCAATTGTGTGGTCAGGAACACCGGGTCGACCGATCGCCCGTAGTTCGGGTTGATCATCGGCCAGAACTTCTCGTCCTGCCATTCCTCGCTGTCCTGGATCTTGTACGGGAGCTCGTACAGGATCGGCAGCAGCGGCAGCACTACCTTGCCGTCGCGAACATCGCGCGCGGTCTGCAACTCGTCCTTGAACACGCCGACGGGCGGATCCTTGGACTGGGTCGTGATCTGGATCATGAACCCATCGGGCCGTGACGCCAGCGAACCGCGGATTTCCGTGAAGATGTCTGCCGCCTTCGCTTTTGCGGCAAATTCGTGCGTCTCGTCGACCAGAATGAAGGTCGCCTTCGACCCGGTGATGACGTCCTTGTCGGCCGCCTTGATCATGATCACCGCACTGGTGCGGCGGTGTGTCAGGGTCCGCTGGTGCACCTGCGGGTGGAAGAGCTTCTTGAGCTCGGTGTCCAGCTTGATGATGCCGTGCGCCTGCTTGAAGGCGATGTCGGCAATCTTCTTCGTCGGCGCGATCAGCAGCAATTCGGCTTCCGGCCGCCGGTTCATGATCGCCGCGGTGACCATGATCGCGGCCGCCACGGAGGACTTGCCGTTCTTCTTCGGCACCAGGAGGAAATACTCCTGGACCATCCGCCGCTTGATCGAGGCGTCGTATGAACCGAAGACGACCCGAACCAGGTCGAACACCCACTCGTCGCACGCCTCTCCGTGCGTCCAATATTGGCCGTTCGCGTGCGGCTCGATGTCGGGGACCTTCAGCCGCTTGAAGATCCGAAGCGCCTTCTCGGCCTCGGCGTCGAACAGCCTCAGGTTCGGCGGGATGAGCGACTTCCGCTCGAGTATCCGGCTCTCCCAGTCGGGAAGCGCGGTCCGCCAATCGCGGACGACCAGCCCCATGGGCCTAGTTCGGCTTCACGCCGGGCTGCGGCGCCATAGGATCGAGATCGCTGCCCCACTCCGTTCCGGCGCCGGCCGTCATGGCTTCTTCCTGGGCGGCGTCCTTCTTGCCCTGGTAGGCTCGCGGCGCGCGCGGTGCCGGAGCCGGCTCAGCCGCTCCCTGGACTTTGTCGTCAGCGGCCGCCAGCAGGCTGTGCTGCATGTAGGCCTTCTGCGCCGAAACGTTGCCGCCGACGCCGGCCTTGAACATCGCCTCGAGCATCGCGGCCTGCTTCCTTGAGCGCCCCCGCTTGAGCTCGGCGCCGAAGTGCTTCTTCAGCGAGTTCACGGCCATATCCACAGCGGCCGCAATTTCCTCGACCGCCATTCCGCCGCCGATCAGGATCTCGACCTTTTCCCGATCGGACGCGGTGACCTTGATCTCGGGCCGGCCGGCGCTTTTGCGCTTTCCCTTTTTGGCCGCCTTGGCGCGCGACTTCGCCTTCGCAGCTTTGCCGCGGGCCTTACGCTCAACCATCCTGGGATTCCTTAGCCGGCCTTCCGGAACATCGAGTTCGTCCCGTCGGCCAAAGCCCGAACCGCAGATGCGGTCTCATGGCTGACATGGTCGGCGAAGGCGTGGTCAACGAACACGGGCACGCGCAGGCCGACCAACCGATCCGCAGCCGCGCGGTTCTTGGTCACCTCGATCCGAGTGCGTCCAAGCACCTCGGATCCGCGCAGGGTCAGGATCATGTCGCGGACATACGAGCGCAGCGGGTCGGTGTGCACCACGACGACCGATCCGGTCTCAGGCAGCTTTTCGACCATCGCTTTCGTCTGACCGGTGCCGCGCATGAATTTCCCGTTTTTCTCGAAATCGTCAAAAATGACGCCAGAACCCAAAATTTCGGCCGACCCAAAAAAAATCTCCAAATGAGACCCCTGGCGGTCGGCCCCCGCGGTTTGCCCGGGAATTCACCCCCCCGGGGTGGTGGGCGGCTTTTGCTGGCGAAACGGCCGGGTTTGGGGCTGTTTTGCCTCGTTTCGCCCGATTGATGCGATGCTAAGGCCTGGCCGAGGCGGCTATGGTGGTACCTGGCAAGCCGGCGCGCCGCGCCGCGCGGCAATCCCTCGCCTCTACGGCTAGCGTTGTCTGGTAGTGACGGGTTGACGTGGCAGGCAAGCGCCGAGGCCTCGGCGCCTAGCTCTGCTCTGGCCATAGCGCCGCATGGTGCGGGGCGCTGTCACTTGGCAAGCCGTCCCATGCGTCGGCCGTTGCGTCCCGCTCAATCCTGATAACGGGCAGTGCCACAACGCTACCGACGGCGCCGCGCTCTAAGGCCGGCCGATCATGTGGCCGGCCAGCTGCCGGCCTAAAGCCGACGATATCACCCACGACGGACGAAGTCGTAACGGTGCGGGTTGACGGTATCGAGGACATGGGGGCGCACCTGTGCGCCTCGTCAGACAAGATGTGCGGCCGCATCAATCGGGCCCAAAAGCCGCACTCTCACGAATAGGACGGGTTAATCACCGTGCCTGCTGTGAATCAGTTCCGGAGTCGGCTGTCAAATCCGGTTCCGCGCAAAACCCGTTGACGATTGCAAGCCGAGGCCTCGGCCTTTCCCTGATTTGTGATAGTTGCCGGCTTAGATACCCGGGAAGAGTCACGGCGGAGTGAAAACAGAATGACCGGCAAGCCTCGCAAATCGACGATTAGCAAAACCGTGGCGCGGTCCCGCGCCTATGCCTCGGCCGCCACCGCACAGCGAATCACGGCGGCCGAATTCCAGGCCTGGCAAGCCGAGTTAGACCTTTCCAATGGGGAGGCCGCGGCCGTTCTATTCATCTCGCCGAATACCGTTACAGCTGCACGGCAGAACGGCGGGACGGCCGAGCTAGGCCTTAAATGTCGCGCCGTGCTTGCCGGTATCGGCGCCGCGGATGCATGGGCGGACGTCCGGCGCCTCGGCCGAGTGCACAAGGCGATGCGCGAATGATCCCGCCGCGACCGCGCCGGCCGAGCTATTCGAGGCCTCGGCCGTCACTGGTTAGTGACAGATACGGCGCTGTTTCTGCATTTTCGCAACTTATTTTCACTGAATTGCATTTTCCCTCTTGACGGCCAGCCGCTGATATAGGCATGTGCGGGACACGAAACGCGCGATTGTGCGCAACCGAAAAGGCCGGCCGACATGGCTAAGCAAATCTCCCGGATTAACTACGGTTTCATTCCTGGCAACGCTATCGGCCTCGTTACTCTAACCGCGACGCTTCCAACGCGCGCCGGCCGTATCGCGTCGAATTCAGCTATCGCAACTCGGCCGACGTTTGGGAATTCCGCACCGCTAAGCGCGCTTTTGCCTGCTATCGCGGCGAATGTTTCAAGCGCCGTCACGGTTTCGAGCCGGCCGCGGTGGAGGCTTAAGCCATGCAAGCCTTTATCGCCTTTTGCATCGCCAACCCCATGTTTCCGGCCGCTATCCTTTTCGCCGTGTCCGTTCTCGCCTGGATCATTCTTGCGGCTTTCGAGTGCAGCGATGTTTCCCCGCGATCTCGGCGCCGCGCGCGCCGGCGCCGCTACGTCCGCCGCTAGTTTTTATCCGCGCGATTGTGCGCAAAACCAAAGGGATTCGATCATGACTGTTGATTGCCGCGATTTGGAACAGTTCCTCGCAGTAATTGCCGGCCTTGTACGCGAAGGCATTGGCTTTAGGGCGGACGCGGGCAATCTGCGGATTAGCCTTACAGGTTCTCACTAGCCTACCAGTCAACCTAACCGCGCGATTGTGCGCAACTCAGAAGGAAGTCGAGACCATGCTTAAGCCCGCCCTTGTCGCGATGCTCAACCATGCGGATAGCCTCATTCGCGCGCGCGAATGGCATGCAGCGCACCGCGTGCTTTGCGCCGCGCACCGCATCGCGGAAAAAGATCAGACCATCGCACCGCATCGCCTCGCCAAGATTCGCGAAGCGCGCGCCGTGCTCGTCCCCTACCTTTCGCGCCACTAAGGACGCGCGATCATGGCAACCGATTTGACGGCCGAGGCAAAGCAAGGTTTCGAGGCGCCGGCCGAGGCGCGCAATCCTTTCTATCATTCGAGTGCATCGGGCATTGCATGGGATTGCGGCCGCTGGCTGCAGCAAACCGGCCGGACCGCACCGCGCGCCGTCCGTATGTCGCGCGGCTATTCGATCCGCGCAAACGATATGCTGATTAGCTGGAATCCGAAGGATAGCAGCTGCCAGCGTATTAACTGAGGTTTGCAGTTTAAGCCGAGGCCGCGGCGCCTCGGCTTAGCCGGCAACCCTGCCGAAACCGCGCGATTGTGCGCAACCACGAAAGGAAACGACTATGCGTTATGCCCGTCATGAGACTGATCGCAAGCCGAACGATAAGCGGACTCGCCGATTTGCTGCACGTCACGGAAAACGCGCCTTTCTGAATTCGTGCACCTAAGCGGAGGCGGCGCCAATGGCACGTTTCGGAAATGATCCACGATGGATTGTTACGAAGTTTCCGGCAAGCGATCGTACCGGCCGCTTTATCCCCGTGGGAACGCGCGCGTTTTACTTTCCCCAAAGCCGCCGCATGCTTACCGGCGCCGAGGCCGAGCAAGCTAGCCGCGACTTTGAGGCCGCGCGGTTTGACGAAGGCAATTGACGTTGCCACGGTGCGGCGCCGAGGCGCGCCGCACAAGGGAACGCCAAAGCGGACCATGCGCAATTGTGCGCAACTCGAAAAGGGATTTGGACTAAATGAGCGATCTTGCGTCGATAAATACCGAAAGCCGGCTTTATGTCATACGCGCGGCCGGCGGCTATTCCTGCTTAGGTTTCGACGTCGCGGAGAAATGGGCGCGCGGAGTCGCGGCCTGGCTTCCTGCTAGTGACGTCCCCGCGGGATTCGGCGCCTTCAAACCCGGCACGTTCCAGCATTATCAGGTTTACCGCGCCGTCATGGCGGCCGGCGCGCGACATGCGGAACGGACAAAAACGCGTTGCCCGGCTTTGCTGGAATCGCGATTGATCGGCCTGGAAGGAAAGCGCGTGCACGTTACGGCGCCAGATTACAACGCGCGTTTTTGGGTTGGCAAATCGACGGGTTGGCTTCCTATCCATCTCGAAATTGAAAGCCGCAATTCGTCGGGTGGAGGCGGAGTCTATTTGCCCGACGGCGCCTCAATCCAAGTTATCCGCTAACCCGCGCGATTGTGCGCAACTCGAAAGGCTAGACTATGACTCCGAAGTTTCGCTTTCGCTGCAGCTATATGGGGACGGTTGCGTATGCCGTCACAACCGCAACCGAAACCTTTGAGGTTTCATTCCGCCATAGTGTTTCCGATTATGAACTCTCGATTGCAAACGGTGACGACGTCCGCCGCGCGATGCAAACCGGAATCGGAATGCTTGTCCGCGGTGCCAATCCGTTGCCGGCCGATATCGTTTGCGCGTTCAATGCCTGGCGCGCCGCGCAACATGCCTCGGCCATGGCCACGTTTGACTCACAACCGGAACGCTACGGCTTTATCGGTCCGGACGATGAATTGCGCCGGCCGCCCATGATCGCGCGCGCGGCCTCCTATGATCGCGCCACGGGCTGGACTCCGGTTTGCGAAATGGAGGCCGCATAATGTTTAGTCCTAGTGACGTTTCGCAGCTGCAAGCTATGTCGGCCGCGGCCGGTCGAATTAGCAACATGATCCATACGCGCGCCGTTCAAGCCTATTGCCAAGCTTTCGGCGCTGCATACGACCGCGACTCCCGGCTTTGCATGTCGATTATTCACAATTCCATCATTGATTTTGATCGCGGCCGGTCGTGGAGCGGAGTCGACTATTCACATATGCGGCGCGCGCGTTGGCTTTGCGAAAAAGGTTTAGAGCCTAGCCGCCTCGTTACGGCTTGGTATCGCCGCAAATCCGGCTTGAAAGCGGAGGCTTAGACCATGATTGAACGAATTACGCTAAACGCGCATCCCTCGAATCTTGACGCAAACGCGCGTCTTGTTTCCGGACCGCGCGAAAGGCTTTCCATTTTCTCGGTTTCTGGCGGTTATGTCGCGGCCGATGAAAAAGGCGCATTGCCCGGCTTGCACCAATCCGAGGCCGCGGCGCGCGCGGCATTGCATCGCGATCATGCGGCCGAGGCAATCGGCTATTGGCATTCGGTTTGCCGGCGCTATGACGCTGGCAATGCTGCCGGCGCTGATATGTCACTTGCGCGGAAAGATGCAATCCGCGCGCTGCAGAAAGCCGAGGCGGCCGGCGCCGATTGCTCGGAATTGCGCGCGCAAAATCGATTGAACGATTGAGGGAAAGGAACCGAACCAATGAAAACCGCGCGTTTCTGGCACTATCACAAATCCGGCGCCGTCAAGATCAAGTTGCGGCCTGGCCAGACGGTGCACCATTCGCACGGCGGCCGGACGGACGAAGGATGGCACCGCGAAAGCAATGCCTTTCAATTCGACGGCCGCACCGTAACCGTTGAATGGTGCAACGACGGCGCCGATTGTGACGGCCGGCTAACCCGTAGCGGAATCAGCCATTGCGCGGCGGACCGCTTGACGGCCGGTTATCACGATACCGAAACCGGAGAAAGTTTCCCGGATTGGCAGGAAGGCGAATCCAGCCAACGCGACTATGCGGCCGAGGCGGCCGGCTATTGAGGGAAATTAGGCAATGACGTTTGCAGAGTATCAAGCCGCCTCGGCCGCACTAGAGCAAGCCTTGCGCGACGCAACGGCATGCCATGACGCAATCCGGGACACATTGGCGGCCGAGCTCGGAATTCCCGCGCGCGGTGCAATGGGATTGACTCCCGATGCTATCAAATTCGCACCGCGCTACCGGTCCGCAAAGCTTGCGCTAGATCGCGCCGTAGCAACGTCCCGCGCGTTTCATGGCCAATATGCCGGCCGGTTCAAGAAAGAGATTCGCGCCGCAATCGACGCGCGGCGCCTGGCCAAACTGCAGAGCTAATCCGCCTCGGCCTCGGCCGAGCAATCCAACCGGCGCGATTGTGCGCAAACTTGAAAGGAACGTTTCCCATGCATCAGATTGATTTGACGGCGGCGCGCGCGGCGAAAGCCTCCGAACGTAAGACGCTGGCCATTCTCGCCTATGACAATGCCTGTCAGGATCCTGGCGCGGCTAACTGGCGCGCCGTTGCGGATTTGCTGCGATTGGCTATCCCTGCCACAAAAGCCGCGCCCAAAGCCTCGGCCGAGGCGCCGGAAAGCCGTTTCGCACCATGGGCGGATTATGCCATACCGCAATCCGCGAACGGCCGGCGGCTTGGTAAATCGCCCGTGCTTACCGTCACGTTTGCATGCGGCGCCGTTGTCCGCGCGCCGGCCGTTTCATTGCCTGGCAAGCCGCTAAATATCGGCCGAGGCCTCCGGATTGCTTTCGCTTACTACCGCGCGCGGATTGCGCGCGCCGCGGCCGGTGCCTTCTCCGCTGATTCCTATATCGTCACGATTCCCGCAATCGCTTCCATCGCGTGCGACAACGGCGCCGAATTCGACGCGACCGATTGCAGCGAACGGACGGCCGAGGCGCGCCGCGGCACATTCGACGCAATCGCGTTGACGGCCGAGGCCGAGGCTTTGCCGGAGAAGGCGCCGGACGAAGGCTTGACGCGCACCGAATTCATGCGGCTGCAGTATGGAATCGCTTTGGCCGAGGCCGAGCAAGCCGGCGCCGATGAAAGCCGCGCGGCCGAGCTATCGGCGCGCATTGAAGATAGGCGGTTGCGGCTTTCTGGAATGTCGCGGCTGGAAATTGACGTTCGTCGGATGGATATCCAGGCCGAGGCGCGCCGGCAAGCCGACGCGGCCGCCCTTGCGGCGGAGAAGGCGGCCGAGGCCGCGAAAGCCGAGGCCGAGGCGCCGCGCCTCCGGCTTGTAACGGCGGCCGAGGCGCCGGCCGAGCAACCGGCCGCGGCGGACGTCGCGCCGGCCGCGCGTCCCGCGGCGCCGCGCCTGGCCGCGCGCTTCCTGGCGTCAACGTCGCTCGGCGCGCCGGTCGCGCGCCTCCCGCTTGCGCCTCGATTTGGCGCCTCGGCCTAACCCCTCGGCTACGGCTGATTTTGGAAGGACACGACATGCGGAAGGCCTCGATTAACGAACGCAACGCATTGTTTGGCGCATTGAAGCAAGCCGCACCGGGTGGAGTCCTGCTTTACCCTGGCCATAGGTTTGAAACCGCGGCGCGCGAATTCGAGGCCGAGGGATTGGCCAGCCTTGAATCCCGCGATGTTATCGACGGCGGAGGCTTTCGCGTAGCCAAGGCTTGGAAGTAATCACTCGGCCGCGGCCGGTTTCCATCGCGCGATTGTGCGCAACTCGAAAGGAGCAAAACAACATGCGGAAGAAAGAGAATCCGAACAAAGAAAAGGCGCGCCAGCTGGCGCAACAGATCGCCAACATGACGGACGAACAAAAGGCGCAATGGCTAACGCGCGTGCCTATCTTGACGATTGAGGGGCGGCCAATCTCCGGTAAACACCAGTTACTGGCCGCGATGCAATGCCAGACCGCAACCATGGTCGGGGGCTTCCAACAACGGATTGCGGCCGGTCGCGTTGTCCGGGAAGGCGAAAGCGCGCTTTACATCTTCGCACCGTCCGGCGCGCGCAAGGCTGAGGCCTCGGCGCCGAGCTCCGCCGGCGCGCCTGGAAATGCACAGGCGGCCGAGGCGGAATCCGTGCGTTTCATCATGGTCCCGGTTTTCGACGTCGCGCAAACCAAAGAATTGCCGGCCGAGCAAGCCGCCGCGGCCTAGTCCCGGCTACGTCTGATTTTCTCAATCCCTCGGCTACGGCCGATTTCCCGCGCAATCGTGCGCAACATGAAAGGAACTGAATCCTATGGCTAAATTGATCCTGAGCAGCTATCCGGCCGAGCGTAACGGCGCCTTTGTGTCGGTTCATCTTTGCTTGTCCGGCGACGCGCTGCCGTTCCCCGGCCGCACCGTCGAAATACAGCGCGCCGCGGACGCCGCGCGCGAATTCGAGACTTACCGCGCCGACGTCGCGGCAACCGGAAAGCCGGCCGTTGTCTCAATGCGGATCGGCCGCGGCGATCGCTCCCCGCCTGGCTTCAAAAAGCTTCCTGGCGCGTCCGGCTTTCATGAAGTGAACCTTTAAGCCGGAGGCTTCCACGATGGCAGAACCGAAACGCTATGTCAGACTCGCCGACGGCCGCGCAATCGGCCTCGGCCGTTACGTCGCGGCCTGGAAGGCATGCAAGGCGCTGCCCGATGGCACGCCTATCGGCCGCGGGGTTGACGGCTACGGGCAAACCGCGGCGGAGGCCTTGCGCGATTTGCGCGCCGGCCTGGCGGACCGGATCAATCGGCATTCCCCCGGCTACGGCCGAGGCCGCAAATGGTCGGCGGACTGGCAGCGCCACGCCATGCAAGCGGCCTCCGCCGTCAATACGCCTCGCCTCATTGTGCGATGGTTGCCGGGCGACTTGATGAAGATTCCCAGGCTTCGCGCGCGCGTCGAGGCCGGCCGCGCCATCGACTAACCCGCCCCTCGGCTACGGCCGATTTCCCGGTGACGACCGACAGCCCCGGCTGCGGCTGATTTCTCAACGCGCGATAGTGCGCAAAGCGAAAGGACAATTCGAAATGACCTATTCTTGCAGCGACTTCACCGACTCGATTCTTGACGCGCTCAAAATCGAGGTTCCGGACGAGTCCAACGATAGCCCGAGCGATCAAGCCGACCTGGCGCTTTCTGAAATCGAACGGCTGCAGCAGCGTGACGGACAGCTGAAGCTTTTGGAAACCGCGCCGGGATCGCGCCTGGAGCGCGTCCGACTCGCCGCGCAATTGCTCCGCACCGCACGCAATCACTTGCGCATTGCCGGCGCCAACAACGCCGCGGACTACGTACAGCGCGCGCTTAAATCGGTGCAAGGCGCCGAACGCCATGCCCGCGGGATGGAAACGCGCGCGACTATCCCCGCCGCCGGCTGATTTTCGGCCCCTCCGCTACGTCTGATTTCCACAACAAAGGAGCATGCACGATGTCAGAAATTTTTATCGAAGTTGAGGACGATAACGCGGCCGTGCGCTGCGACAATTGCACTTGGCGCGGCGTCGCGTCCGATCTCGATATGGTCGCAGACGTTCAAGAACGCATCTCGGCCGGCTATGAAGTTCCGGCCGGCCAATGTCCGGACTGTGCCGCCCTCGCGTACCTTGTCGAGCGGCCGCAACACTCACCATTCAAGGCCGAGGCGATCCCCGCGGCGCCTTCATGGGAGTCCGTCGCCGAGATGCACCGCGACGCCATGCGGGTGGACATGACGACCGACGACGGCACGCACAACGAGGCATTGGCGCGCGCCGCTGACGCCGTTGCGAGCGCAATCAAGGCCTATTCCTCTTTGCTCTCGCCTGGCGCCGTGGCCCCCTCGGTTGCGCCTTCTCCGGCCGCGCTGGAGGTTCTGCGCGGTATCCGCGCCGATAACCCGGAGTTCGAGGCCGGCGGGATGGTGGATCATGCCGACGTCACGGCGCGGCTTGGCCGCCGTTGGGGCGATATCTGCCGGGTTCTGGACTCCTCCCCGGTTGCGCCTCGGCTGCATGTCGCGGTGATCCTGGAAGGCGGCCTTTGTCAAACCGTCATTTCTGACAACCCCGCCTTGATCGGCCTCGCCTATGACGTGATCGATTACGACACGGAAGGCGCGGACGAAACCGGCGAAGTACTGCAGGAAGGCGGAGCCTTTGCAGATGCTTGCATCTCGGGCGGCATTATCGAACCCGCATCAATCCGCGTCGTGACGGATGAGGATTACGAGAACGCCGCGATTGCGGCCGGTTGGCAGCACGGCGGGGACTTCGATGGCTTTTGGTACGATGCAAAACGTTTCGAGTCCTGGAAAGCGGCGGCAAGCGCGGATGAGGACTGCCCGACCTATGCCACGGTGCGGGAGGTCTGCGACGCTGAAGGCATCCACCCATTCCCAGAAGTGGGCGCGGGTCAGGACCACCGCTCCAATTCCGAGGGCTGGGGCCTCTTCTCGAACGGCGAGACAGGCGGCAAGCTGGAAATCCAAGCCGACAGCGAGTCCTCAATCTTCGTCCGCAACGGCATGCACTACGACGACGAGGCCGAGGCCTTCGTCAAAGCAAGGGTGGCCGAGGGCAGCGCGTACCACATCGCTGCGCTCGCTCGTGTCGGCCAGCCTGGTTAACCCCGGCTGCGCTTTCTCGCCCCTCGGCTACGACTGATTTCCCGTTGACGAGATTCAGCGGGTCCACTACAGAACGCATCCCCGCGCGATTGTGCGCAATGAGAAAAGGAGCAACACACATGCAGCATTCCGCAACCTATTCGCCCGACGACAACAAGCTTCGTCTGTATCCCGCTCACCGCCTCGACGCTGAGGAATACGCGCGCGTAAAAGCCGCCGGCTTCAAATGGGCACCGAGGCAAGAGCTTTTCGTCAAGCCGTCCTGGTCGCCGGAAGCCGAGGATTTGCTGACCGAGCTCGCCGGCGAGATCGGCGACGAGGATACGAGCCTGGTGGATCGCGCCGAGCAGCGCGCGGACCGCTTCGAGGACTATAGCGAAAAGCGCATGGCCGACGCAGAGCGCGCACGCAAAGCCGTCGCCGAGATCGCGGACAATATCCCGTTTGGTCAGCCGATCCTCGTCGGCCATCATTCGGAGAAGCACGCACGCCGCGACAAGGAGAAGATTGACGCCGGCATGCGCAAAGCCGTGCAGATGTGGCGAACTTCGCAATACTGGACGGCCCGCGCTGAGGGAGCAATCCGACACGCCAAATACAAGGAACTTCCGGCGGTGCGGCACCGTCGCATCAAGACCATTGAGGCCGACAAGCGGAAGCTTGAAAAGTCGATGGCCGAGAACGAAAAGCAGCTGAAGGCGTGGCGCATCGTTGCAGGCATCGCCGATCCTGAGAAGCAGCGCGCGACCGGTCTGGCAGTCGCTAACGTCGGCGGTTACTGGTCGATGTCGTTCCCCCTGGCCGACTATCCGCGCGACCCGCCGGCTTCGCAGTACGAGGGGCCCATGGGTCTTTGGTCCGCAATCGAGGGGAATGTCATCACGGCGGCGCAGGCTGCAGCAATTGCAATCCCCGGATTGGAGCGTTCCTTTCCTCGCAAGGCTCGCTGGATCGCCCATTATGACAACCGCCTGGCCTATGAGCGCGCCATGTTGGCCGAGCAGATCGGCACCGAGGCGACCGCCAACCCGCTCGCCGACCGTTTTCCGTTTGCAGTCGGCGGCCAGGTGCAGGTGAGCCGATACGATGATTGGCTTACGATCCTCAAAGTCAACCGTGGCGCAAATGGCTCCGTGTCCAGCATCACGACGACGGGAATTCGGAACAAGCAAGCGCGCTGGCGCGTCGAAAGCGTCCGGGACTATCAGTCACCGAGCGCTGAAGATGTGGCGGCAGCGAAAGCCGCGGCCAAACTTCCCCCGCTCTGCAACTACCCCGGCGAGGGCTTCGCCCATCTTACACAGGCAGAGTACGACAAAATCCCGAAGGACTATCGAGGCTATCGGCCGCGCGCAGCAACCGAGACCGTGGGCGCGCACCGTACCCGCTCCGCCATCGGCGCCTATGCGTTCCGCGGCAAGTGCGAGGACAACAAGCGGCATTCTTATGGGCCGGTGTTCATCACGGATGCAAAGCGCGTCGATCCGCCCACGATCGCGCCGCCGAGCGAGCCAGCCGAGCCGGCCGAATTCGTCCGGGAGTTTGTGGCGCGGCCTGACGCCGACCTCGACGCCGCGCTTTCGCTGGTCTCCGAGATCATGGGCGAGCCGCAGGACGCCGCCGAGCCCGCGGCCACGCTGGCCCCGGTTGCGCCCGCGCCGCGGCCGGTCCTGGTCGAGGCGCTCGACTCCCTCCCGGCTACGGCCGATTTGCCGGCGGCCTCGCCTACGGCTGATTTTGAGGCAATGCGGGCCATGCTGAAAGGCGGCGGCGTGCAAGTCGTCGTTGCGCCGCAACTCTTCCCGACTTCGCCCGAACTCGCGGCCGAGGTTGCAGAGTTGGCCGACATCAGGCCTGGCCATCGCATCTTGGAGCCAAGCGCGGGAACGGGTGCGCTCATCGAGGCCGCACGCGTCCATGGCGCCGGGTCGCTCGACATCGTGGCGATTGAGATCAATCACCAGGTTGCGCAAGCTCTCGGCCGATCACAGCAGGGCGTGACCATCATCAATGCTGATTTCATGGACATGGCCGGCGCGGTCGATAAGTTCGACCGCATCATCATGAATCCCCCGTTCGAGCGCGGCGCGGACATCCAGCATATCGAGCACGCCCGGAAATTTTTGAAACCTGGCGGCCGGCTCGTCGCGATCTGCGCCAACGGTCCGCGCCAGCGGGACAAGCTGATGCCGATTGCCTCGGAGTGGCGCGACCTCCCGGCGGGATCGTTTAAGCATGCTGGGACCTCCGTGAATACCGCCTTGCTCGTGATCGAGGGGCCGCCGGGATAATCCCCCGGCTGCGCCTTCCCCTCGCCTACGGCCAATTTTGCAAAAGGAGGATTCCGACCATGACCGACAACAAGAAGCTTTCCGGACCAATCGAAGGCGCGCGCGCCGGCATCATCGAAGCGCTCGGCGGCGCCAATGCCAAGCCGGCACCGGAGCAATTGCCAGGCAATGACGACGGCCCGATTAATCTGCTCATCCGGGAATATGCACGCTGGAATCAGGAGCAAGGCCTCAACCTGGGGAGCGCCGACGAGCACTTGCACGACGAAAAACTGACGGAAGAGCAGCGCGCTTACCTCGCCTCGTTCTGCGGGCGCTGGGACATCGCCACGGAAACCGAGCGGGCTTGGTCGGACACAGAGGCGGAAGCGTTCAAGCCGTGCCGGCACCGCGACGACGGACGCGGCCGGTGCATCGATTGCGGCAGGTTTATTTGAGCCCCGGCTGCGCCTACTTCGTCACCCCTTCCCTACGACTGATTTTTGAGAGGAGTATCCCGCATGCGGAAGCATCCATTCCACTGGGACGTCTACAATAGACTTTTGGACGCCGTCGCGCGCGTCGTCGATGCCGAAGACAAGCGGCTGTTGCCGGAGGTGCGAGCGAAACTCACGGAGGCACGACGGGCTATCTATGAGGCCTGGGACCTTCAGGCCAATCTCGAACGCGCAGAGGGAGGCGGATCATGACCGCCGAGGAGATCATCGCCACGGCCGGCTACAAAATCGCGTCTTGGGCCGACTTCAAAGCGGTTACAGACGTCCCGCCATTCGTCCGCCGGGTTGCCGAAGGCGTGCATGCGAAATGGGGCGGCAACTTCGTGGTTTACGATTCCGCCGGCAGTGATGATGGTTGGCTGCTGGTCGACGACGACCGCGAGCGGATCATCGCCGAGACGGTCGAGCATCTCGGCCGCCTGGCTGCCGCTGCTGAGCCGCCACCCGCCCAGGGGGCGTTATTCTGATGGGCAGGCAGGTTAGGCGAGTGCCGGCAGACTGGCAGCACCCCAAGAACGGCCGGCGTTACATCCCCTTGCGCAAGGCGGACGACGCGCTGGCGCGGGCAACCGATCAGCGGATGCCCGCCTGGCCGGCGGAGGCCTGCACGCACTGGCAGCTTTACGAGACGACGACCGCCGGCACGCCGCTTTCCCCGCCCTGCGCCTCGGCGCGCGATCTCGCGAAGTGGCTGGCCGCGCACCACGTCGAGGCCGGGCCAGGCTTCACCGGATCCGAGGGGGAATGGCTGCGCATGATCGAAGGGCCCGGCGAGATCTCGACCATCGCGATGGACGGTAAGTCCTTCGTGTCACCGCTCAAGGGGCTTTGACCCCCTCGGCTACGGCCGATTTTGCCGGCCCGGCGCGGACTCGACTCCGCTCCACCTATCCGCCATACCCTCGGCTACGGCCGATTTCGGGCGACTGTGCCCAACCGAAAAGGAGGACCGTGATGGCCCCGCCACGCTTCAGACACAAGAAGATCGCCTGCGAGGATTTCGATCGCGAGCTTGAGCGGCAGGGCCTGACACGGAAAGCCTTCGCCAGGATATGGTGCCAGAATCTTGTCACCGTGAACCGATGGGGCCGGAGCGGAGCGGACGGGAAGCTTCAGGACATTCCGACCTGGGTGCCGATCGCGCTGACGTTGATGACGCTCCCGGAGGCGAAGGGAACGGCGCGAATGGCTGCCGCGGCGATGATCGAGGAGGACCGGCTACATCCCGAGCTCGGAGCCTTCCCATATCAGAAGCTTCGGCAGATGCCGGCCGACATCGACGAGGAAGAGGCATGAGGCGCCTGGCTCTGATTGTCGGACTAGTCCTGCTGCCACCAGCGGCGCATGCTCACTGCAACGACAACGCCACCTAATCTCGACCAAATCCGGGCAATGCCGACCGCTGCACTATTCGGTTGGCTGCAGCTTGCGCGCCGCGCCTCAGATGCGGTGGCGACCGGCGCCGCGCTGGGCCGGAAGGATCCCGTCCCTCCCTGCGTCCAGGAACTCATGAACCGTCAACCGGCGATCGAGCGCGAACTGCGACTCCGTTAGTCCCCCGGCTACGACTTCTTGCGAGATCCCCGGCTACGGCCGATTTTGCTCGAGGCCCGGCTGCGCCTACTTTTCGCAGCCGCCTTTTTGGCCGGCTTCGCCGCCGACGCCGGGGGCTTGGCTGCCGCGTCCTGCGCGACCGCCGCGGCATCCTTGGCGTCGAGCTCGCGCTTGAGGGCCTGCGCCGCCTCGTACCTGCGCACTCTTAGCGCCTGAAGCTCGAGTTCGCGCGCGTTCAGCTTCATGCTCACCCTCCCCTACGATTTCATGCGGTTTGCTCGCGCCTGGATGCCTGCACGGACGTTGTGCGAGCTGCAGGCGCAGCGGCCATTGTCGCGATCGAGCGCGAGATCTGGCCGGTCTTTGATGTCCTTGATGTGGTCGGCGTACATCCGGTACCCCTTTTCGGCACTGCGCCAGCACCGCTTGCCGTCGTCGACGTGCTCGCAGCGATAGCCGGCGCGCCGCTTAACAAACTCTGCCCACTCCTCGTGCTCGGCGGTCTGATAGTGCGGGTCGGCCTTCTTCGGCAGCGGCTTGGCCTTGCGGGTATCCAGCGTCGCGATACGGGAGCCCAGTGTCGGGATGCGATTTCGAGCCATCGTTAGTGCTTCGTCTCGCGCGAGCCGCGCATGAGTCCGAGGACATACTCGGCGAGCGCGACCTCGCTTGAGGTCTTTACCGTTGACCATGCGATGTCGAGGATGATCACCTTGTCGTCCATCGCGATCGCCACTTTGGCGACGCCGACGGCCAGCGACGCCGCAAGCTTGCCGCCGACATCTTCGGTCACCTTCTCGCCGCGCTCGATGGCCTTCATTATCCTGGCCATGTTGTTGGCCTGGGCCTTGAGGACGCGGAGCGGCGATTGAGAGGTTGTCATGTGCCGACACCTGCCACTTGATACACCGGAACGAGAGACGGCTTGGCGCGCCAATAGCTTCGAGCGCAGTTGCAGGAATTGCACGAAGGCCGAAGGTTAGTTGGATCGTTGTTGTGACGATCATGATCGAAGTGATCGACCAACAGCGCATCATCGGGCTGCGGGTGCTCTGTCGACCATCGGAGTGGTCTTCCGCACCAGAAGCAGGGTACTGGCCCGAGGCCGATCTGATCGAACATTGCGGCGCGATGAACGTATACTCTGCCGGTCCGGGCATGTGCTAGCGGATGACCACGTATAACCACCAACCGATACCGCTTCGACGCTATGGTCCTAGTGCGCTCGTCAGTCGATCCGCGGCGCTTAAAACGCAAATAGTGCTTGCTGCAAAAACCTCGCGCCTTTTGCTTTTCCCCGCAACCAGCAACCGTGCACACCGTAGCGCGCACGGGCAATTCACCGCGCCTACGCCGGCGCATGTAGGCCGCCGCGCATCCATGACAATACCGGTGACTTGATCTGTCATTTGGGCCGCGACACGACGAACAGACCAGATTGCTGCTCATCGCTTTTCCTCTCTACGCGGCCCGAACATCTTCCGACCGATGACTCGCAGCATCTCTCGCTGATCCCAGGACAGTTGGTCCTTGTCGACGTCGACAACGAGCAAGCCGTATTCGCGCCAGACACGGGCCTTCGTCTCGGGTGCGGTCTCTCGAGTATTGGGAGCAAATCGACCGAGGGACATCAGCGCTTCATCCCCATGCCGGCAGCCTCCAAGATCCGCCGCGCCGCATTCCAAGTCCGATCCTCGATCGTGACGTGGTCGTAGACCTGGACCAAAGCATTCAGCGCGACCCTGAGCTCGATGTTGCTCGACCGATGGTCGGGGCCGCCATGCTTGTGCATGTCCTCGGCCGAAGCATCGCAACCGATCCGGGCGCGCAGAATGTCGAACTGGCGCTCGCCGATCCTGCGTTTGATCTCGTTCAGCCTGGACTGAGCCTCGAGCGCGATCGTATGCGAGGCGCTGCCGCCACCGCCGCCATCGACTTTGTCGCCAAGCGCGAAGCCCTTCGAGCCATGGAAGCTGCAAAGGTCAAAATCCCGCCTGAAGCGATCCGCCGCGGAACGTCGCATCTTCTCCTCTGGATCGTTCAGCTTCTTCCGGTCGACAAGGTTGATGTGAGCGCTCGCCGCGGTGTCGACCAGGACGTTCTGCATCGGGTGGTCGGGATCCGGGATGACGTGCTTGCGCTTCCCGCTGGCGAGCCTCTCCTCCTCCGCGATCTCCTTCAGTTGCTTCTTCGTCAGTGGCTTGCCGAGGAGATTGAGCGGGTCGCCGGCCTTTGCCGTAGCTTTCTGGAACCCCTGGAGGTAGAGCTTTTCACGCTTCAACCACTCCGCAACGCGCTCGGCGCGAGGGGTCTTGTAGTCCATCATCCAGTCGACGATGCATTCCTGGATCTGGCGCTTGTGCTCGCGCTCGGCTTCATAGGCGAGTTGCGACGCCACCGAGCGGCCTCTGTACTCGTCCTTCACCCTCGCCCGGCGGAGCTCACGGGCAAAGCCGCGCGCGCGGCGATCGCGCTCCTTGTCGACGTAAACCGGTGCGACGTCCGTGACTCGAGCCAACATGCACCCCTCGGGAAGCAGGAAAGGACGAATCACGCTTATGACTTCAGGAGGTGATTTGCCTACGATTGCAAGAGCAAAATCGTTCGGTCGTCACCGGCTAATTGGGCTTCAAAACTGCGGCTCAAGCCCGGGTCGTCTCGCACGAAAGCTCCATCCGCCACGGATCTCGCCCTGGTGGCGGCGACAAATAAAGCGTTTGCTCGGTGACTCCGGGCGCAAGTATCGCCGTGACGATCGAAACCGTTTTGCCGTCATCAACCAGCTTGCAGGCGATGACATCGCCGGGTTGCCCCGATACGGTGAGAACGAAGGCCAGATGGGCTTCCTTTAGCATCGCCTTTTCCTTCACCTTAGAACGGAATCTCGTCGCGCTCAGCAGCGTCGCCGAACGTCATGCTTGGCCCGTCGAAGCCGATCTCCTTCCAGGTCTCACCGACGCCGCTGCGCACCTTCAGCGCGGCGAACTCCGCCTTGCCCTTCCAAATTTCCATGCTCCTAAGCCAACCGTCCCAGATCGGGCGGTTCTGCGGCTTATCGTCGGACGGCGGTTCCGGCTTGTTTTCGCTGAGATGAACCCGTGGGATAGCCAGACCGAGCACCACGTCGGCATTCTCGACGATGAGACCTCCGCCGTAGATATCGCCTTTCTTGAAACGCCAGTTTCCAGTCTTCTGGCCATCGCGCGTCAGCTGGGCAAGTTGCCAAACCACGATATCCTCTGTTTTGGCCAGCGCCTTCATCGCGGACGTGAAGTATCCGATAGTCCGGATCTCGTTCCAATGCTCCTTCTCCGGCTCGACGAGTTTCGTGTGGTCAATGCCAATCTGCTTGACGCCATACCTCCGCACGGCGATGCGCACCTCTCTCACGATCTGCGTGGTCGTCATGGGCGATCGGTCCTGGATGAAAATCGGCATCGCCTCGAGGGTGGCCTGCGCGCGTCGGATCTCGAGGAATTCCTTTTGGCTCAGATCGCCGGTGATCTGCTTCCGGACTGAGATGCCGGTCATCGCGGCGATGTCCCGGAGGCCGATCTGTTCCTTGGACATTTCCAGGCTGATCAGCAGTGAGGGGTATATGCTCGACGGATCCAGAGACGGCCCGGCGTTGGCCCGCAGGATCTGGGACAGTAGCGCCGACTTGCCGTGACCAGACTGCGCGGCGAGAATGATCGCGGTGCCGCCGATTTGCGGTCCGAGCACCTTGTCGATCTCGGGTATCTTGGTGACAACACCGACCGACTTCTTGCCCTGATGCTCGTAGGCTTCGGCGGCGCGATGCATCGCGGCCTTGGCGGCCTCGCCCACCTTCACGGGATGCTTGGCACGGTCCTGGTCGTCGACGCGGCGGAAGAGATCCTCGACGGCGGCGCGGCGCTCCTCATAGCCCTTCCCCTGCTCCGAGGCTCGACGGCCGAGCTCGACGCCTGCCCGCTCACGCCATGCCAGGACCACGTCGTCGACGAAGTCCAGCGCGCTGCTGACGTCCGTGGCCTTCTCGATCAGGATCTGGAGCACCGCCTCGACCGAGCCGACGCCCTCGAATTCCTGAGGCAGCTTCGACTCCAGCAGACTGAGCGCCGGGCCGCCGGCGGTCTCGCAGCATTCCGCGACCGCGGCGAAGATGGCGCGATGGTGCGGCACCACGAAGTGCTCGGCGGACAGATAGTCCGACACCTGCCAATAGGCATCGGCCGACCCAATGATCTTGCCGATAATGGCCTCTTCGGCGCGGATGTTGCGCAGCGCGCGCGGTGTGGTCTCCTGCGTCGTCAAGCGCGCTCCTCCAAGCGCTTCCGCGCATTCCAGATATCGAGATAGTCCCTGCGGATTGCCGGCTCCGGCTGGCTGTCGTGGCCGATGCCGATCGCCACCATGCGTTCATGCAGCTTGCGCACCGCGGCACGCCCCGGCGGCTCGGCGAGCACCAGGTCGCCCTCGTGCTTGCGCCAGGGCCGGTCCCCGTCGGGGAAGCTGGTGATGTGCTCGACCCCGAGCGGCGGCTCGAAGCCGCTCACGCCGCTGGTGCTGAGCGCGGCCCAGACCGGATAGCGGTATTTGATCAGCGCGCGGGCTGCGAGGCTGGTCTCCAGCCCTTCGGCCAGACCGATGTGCGCAGCAATACCGCCGATTTGGACGGCCGCACCGGCCGCGACGCCGGCGCCGATCTTCGCTTTCTCCACCGGAGCCTTGCTGGCCTTATTGGGGTCGAGGTGGATCTTCCAGACCGCGGTAATGTCGCCGAACTGATCATCGACGCGGCAGACCAGCGTCGGGAACGACAATCTCTCGTCGAGGTCGTAGATCACCCGCGGATGGAAGCCGAGGCAGACGTCCCAGCCGCCAGGCGGGACCGGGATTCCGCGATCGAGCAGGTATGCTTCGGCATGCGTGCCGGCGATCGGCGTGACCTCCCCCCAAAGCACCACGGCATTCCGCTGACGCTCGGCCTCGTGCTCGATCGCCCGGCGCTCGTCCGCCTCGCGCTTTGCCGCCCGGTCAGCCGCCAGATCCTCGCGGCGGCGCGCCTCTTCCGGAGTTTCCGGCCGGGAGTTGTCGAGCCCGACAAACTCGCGCGCGGAGCGAAAGACCTCCGCTGTTGCCCGATGGCTCCCGGTGAAGCCGTAGGCATACAAGTTGAGCTCGTCCCCGCCGATGCTAGCGGAACTGCGCACCCAGACGCCGCGATCATATTTGGCATTGACCCTGCCGAGGTACACCTGAAACGAGCCGAGGTCCGAGTTGTTGACCGGTGCGCAATACGCAATCTTGCCGCGCTTCTTCCAACCCGACCAAAACTTGTCGAGCACCTGCTCGAGCCGCTCGTTCAGCCTTGCCTTGATCTCGTCGGCGTCGTCACGGATCACCGCAGACCTCCCGCGGCTTCAATCGCTTCGCGCTTGCAACGCTCCCACAACGCGACCACGAGGCGCTGCGCCGCCTCGACACGCCCCCACTGCGCCGACGTGAATTGACAGCCCTGTCGCTGGTACTGCCGCTCAAGCCGCTGCCGCGCGCGCTTCAAGAGCCTCTTGGCCTGCGACCGCCGCTGACGGGTCCTCTTCGGGATCATCGGCCAATGCACCGAGCAGATCCATTCGCTGTACCGTTCCTTGGTCGAACGCCCGCAGTACGGCACGCAGCATTTCGTTGTTTCCATCACAGGAGGGACTCCTGTTTCGGCTCAGGTAGAGGTAACGGACCGATCGGGTCGATTGGCTTCCAACTCTCGTAATCGGCGGCGATCTCGTCATAGACACGAGGGTGCTGCTTTTTGAATCGGGGAAAGTGCGGCCCTTGAATGTAGCGTCCGGCG